GCCATGGTTTTTCTCCTTAGTTGTGGACTGTCGCGCCAGCACTAAACTCGCTTTGTTGCTGCGGTTTCGTGCTGCGTTGAATACAGATTAGTATTCATGAAAAATACAGTCAAGGATTATTTTCAAATATTTTGTTGTCCTTGAAAATCAACGAGTTAGCCTGGCTTCAGAATGGCAAAACAACAGTCAGTAACGGAAAGCAACATCAAGCCAGCATCCGAAAACGTATCAAAACGTGATGCAAGATGGCAACAAAGGATTCATGAGCTGGCCGGCATGAGCAAACCGGACGCATTCCGGAAAGCTTCAGAGATCGCCGAAGCGGCCGCATTCACGAAAGAGCAGGAGCTGAAGCTCGGACGGAAAATCACGCGGCGGGAACGATCGGCAATGCTCCGCGCCATGCGGGATGGCATTCAATCCGCCGTCCATGTAGGGGCGAACATCCGCCGTGGAGACATGCCACGGGATGACATCCTCAAGAGAGCCCAAGAGAGCCCGGACGCATTACGGGCCGAGATCATAGCGGCCAGTCCGCACAATCCCGAACTAGCAGAGAGAGTAGCGGCCATGGCAGGAATGGACGATCTGAAATTTCACGCGGCGGAAAGTCTCCACAGTGGAACGCCCACGGATACCGCTCCGCTCCCAGTAGCAGGAAAGAGAGAGAGAGGACGCCCAAGCTCCTATACGCCAGCAATAGCGGATGAACTGTGCCAGTGGATCCAGAGCGGCAAAAGCCTGCAGGCATGGTGCAAACATAGCGGCACGCCGGCGAGTACGGTCTATCGGTGGATGCGGGAATATGAGAGTTTCCGCAAGTCCTATGCGCAGGCGCATGAGGATCGCGCGGATACGCTCGTCGAGGACATGCTGGAAATCGCCGACACGGTCGCAGGCGCCAGCATGCCGGCGGAAGTGATGGCGGCGAAGCTCCGGATCGAAACGCGCCAGTGGATCGCAGAGAGAATGCGGCCGGATAAGTACGGCCAGCGGATCGAAGTCCAGCACAAGCAACCGGTATCCTTCAGTTTCGGCATTCCGCCCCGGACGAAGCCTGTACAAATCGAAGGCGAACCGGCCGCAAACCCGCATGAATCCTAGCTCGAAGACCGGATGTTGAATCCGTTCGTCTACCCGAAAACGTGATCGATGCAAAGCCGGCGCCCAGAGAGCCCGGAAAAAAAGATCCCCCCTTCACAGGGCCGGGGATTTTTTTCTGCCTTCTCTCTCCCATAGGAGAGAGCCCCCCCGGGGTGGCCCCCCCCTGCTGGACCACAGCCGTCACCCCCCAGGGGGCATTGAGCCTCCACATACACCCCTACGCCCGCACTTGCCGCCTCCAGTAAGCACCCAAGCTCATATTTGCAAATGTGCAACCAATAGCAACTATAATGTTTCCATTAGCAAATAATGCAAAGGGGATTGGGCATGAAGTATCAGCTATTCGCCGCACTCGGTGCGCTATTCATCGCAGGCTGTTCCACTACCGCGATTCAGGTAAAGGAGGCCACGCAAGCCCCTGAGACACAGGTTCGGTTCCATAACAACCTGCCGGCACAAGGTAATGCTCGAGCCGTTTTTGTACGAGACACTGGCCTATTTGGCGCGGGGGTCTTCCAACATCTTTTCATTGATGGAGAGGAAGCTGCCGTGCTGAATCCTGGCGAGAAGGTGGAGCTGATCTTACCGCCGGGCGAACACATATTCGGCGTTCAGCCAACCGACCCGTTTGGGTTCGCTACGATGAATTCCATCGACCAAGATCTGAAGGCCGACCGTAGCTACTTCTATCGAATCATGATGCAAGGCGAAGATGGAATGAGCACGGTGCAGCGATTCATTCCTCCAGCTAAGTAGGTTCAGCCCTACGCTCGCAGTCGCTGCCTCGGGTATGCCTCGAGGTCTCCAGTGCTGGAACAGGTCAGGCTACGATGCCATTTTCTTGGCGACCATGAGGAGCAGGGAGCGCATGGCGACAACCAGTTCAACGCTGTCGGCCGGCTTGGAGAAGGCAAGAGTCATTTCATCGATTGGGTACGCATCGAAAGCCGTACCAGACACGATGATTGCGGGGAGATCCGGCCGGTCGCGGCGCATCAGCGCGAGCATCTCTCCGCCGCTCATGTGAGGCATTCGATAGTCCGTGATCACGATATCAGCAGCATCACGTTGAAATATCTGCATTGCAATGAGCGCATTTGTTGCGGTGGACACGCGATACCCGTAAATCTTGAGAATCTCGGCAAGCAGGTATAGCCCATCCTCGTCATCGTCGACGATCAAAACGTGTTGCATGTACCGGTTCCTCTGTAGCTCAAGCGAATAGCAGTGCCTGGTCCAGTCCAAGGAAGTCCGGGCACGATACTAATTGGTTGCTGGGAGTCTACATCCGTTCATGACTTTTTGTCTTAGACAAAATTTATTGATTTTCCTAAATCCATCGATGCGACCTCCCATGTGGACCAGGCGAGTCGACCCGGGAGGGGGAGGGTCTGAGCCCAAAAATTTTTTCACGTTCCCATAAAGGCTTACCCCGGTTGTTACAATAAAGCAAATAATCAACAGGAGCTGGGCATGAAGAAATGGATCCTCTTCGCGCTACTGGCCGCGGGCCAGGCGCAGGCGCAGGCGCTTTACTATGTTTCCGGAAACAAGCTCTCCAGTCTCGATGAGACTGACCGGGCCTTCTACGTTGCCGGAGTGATTGACACCGCTGGGCGGACGGATCCGCGGTGAGCCTGCTTTCCGAACACCGTACCAATCGGCCAGATGAGGAAGATCGTCGACGCCTACATGACGAATCACCCGGAGCAGCTCCACAAGGACTCCTCGATCATGGTGACTGCTGCCATCAGCGAAGCCTTCCCCTGCAAATAGGCTTTCCGCTCCTGTACATCCATCCAGTAGAATCCTGGCACGCGGTGCGCCACGCTTTGGCGCTGAAGCCGGCAGGGCCAACGTGGGTCTCGTAGAGAGAAGGCGACCACGCCTGCCGAATAAGCCGGGGGATTAGCGCTCGGCGCCGCGCCCCCTCAATTCCCCGCCGGCCACCGTTCGTTGTGGCCGGTCATCCCCTTCGTACCATCCAGCGCATCTCACTCCACCGGTGCGCTCATGCTCATTTCCTACAAGCCGCCCGGGCCGGTCGCCGAATCCTTCCATGCCGACAGCTCCTTCGTGCGCGGCATTAAGGGGCCGATCGGCTCGGGCAAGTCGACCTGCTGCTGCATGGAGATCATCACGCGCGCCGTCGAGCAAGCGCCTGATGAACAGGGTGTGCGCCGGTCGCGCTCCATCGTCTGCCGCAACACCTACCCCGAGCTGAAGTCCACGACCATCAAGACCTGGATGGACTGGTTCGGCGACATCTGCACGATGAAGTGGGACGCGCCGATCACCGGCACCATCGACATCATGCTGCCTGACGGCACGCGGCTCTGGCACGAGGCCATCTTCCTAGCCATCGATCGCCCTGATGACGTCGGCAAGCTCAAGTCGCTGGAGGCCACCTTCGCCTGGATGAACGAGGCCAGCGAAATGGAGAAGGCCGTCCTCGACCTGCTGACCGGCCGCGTCGGCCGCTTCCCGTCGAAACGGATGGGCGGGCCGACCTGGACGGGGGTCCTGATGGACACGAACCCGCCGGATGACGATCACTGGTTCTACAAGCTCGACGAAGAGAAGCCGGAAGGCTACCGCTTCTTCCACCAGCCTGGCGGGCTGATGCGGATCACCGACGAGAAGGATCCGCGCTACGGGCAGTGGGTGCCGAACCCCGCAGCGGAAAACGTCGAGAACCTGCCAGGCGGATTCGAGTACTACCTCCGGCAGCGCGCCGGCAAGTCCGAGGATTACATCAAGGTCATGCTGGGCGGGCAGTACGGATCCACGATGACGGGCAAGCCGGTCTACCCGGAGTGGAACGACAAGGTGCATCTGGCCGACGAGCCGCTGATCGCCATCCCGCAGGTTCCCATCGTTGTCGCCTTCGACTTCGGCCTGACGCCCGCGGCGGTCCTCGGGCAGCAAGCCCCGGGCGGGCGCGCCAACGTGCTGCGCGAGTACACCACCGAGGACATGGGCATCCGCCAGTTTTACACGACGGTGGTGAAGCCGGCGCTGAACACCGAGTTCTCGGGCTTCCGCTTCGAATTCGTCGGCGACCCTGCCGGCGCGGGGCGCAGCCAGAACGACGAGAAGTCCTGCTTCGAGACCCTGCTCGAGCTGGGCTGCGTCTGCGAGCCTGCCAGCACGAACGACTTCCTCGGGCGCCGCGAGGCGGTGGCCTTCTTCCTCCAGACCATGGCCGCGGGCGAGCCGGCGTTCATGCTCGACCCGTCCTGCAAAACCCTGCGCAAGGGATTCAACGGCGGCTATCGCTTCGAGCGCGTGCTCGTGGGCGGCAGCACCAGCCGCTACAAAGACAAGCCCGTGAAGGACAGGTTCTCGCACCCGCACGATGCGCTGCAGTACCTCGCGCTGAAGCTGCGCGGTGACGCGAACCCTGTCCGCGTTCGGCCCGTAGAACAATCCTCGATGAATGGATGGACCTGATGCCTGCACTCCTTCGACCCGTGCCGCCCGAGGCACCCGCACCGACCTTTGATGGCAAGACCGTCGAAGGCTCGGCAATGCTCAACCTGACGGCGCATGTGCGCCAGTGCTATTCCGAGGCGCAGAGCGCGAAGACGGAGATCACCCGCCGGCTGCTGACCTGCCAGCGCCAGCGCCGCGGCGAGTACGAGCCCGACAAGGCGGCGCAGATCCGCGCCACCGGCGGCAGCGACATCTACATGATGCTCACCGACATCAAGTGCCGCGCGGCCGAGAGCTGGATCAAGGACGTCCTGATGAATGCGCAGGACAAGCCGTGGAGCATGCGGCCGACGCCGATCCCCGACCTGCCGCCGGAGATGAAGGCGGACATCGTCGAGCATCTGGTCCAGGAGGCGATGCAGGCCCAGCAGATGACGGGCATCCCGCTGCAGAGCGACGCCATCAGCGCCCGCATGGACGAGCTCATGCAGGAGGTCAACGAAGCGCTCATGAAGAAGGCCAAGGAAGCCTCCGACAACATGGAGCGCAAGATGGCCGACATCCTGACGGAGTCGAACTTCGACGATGTCTATGCCGAGGTAATCAACGACTTCTGCACCTACCCGACCGCCTTCCTGAAGGGGCCGGTGGTGAAGAAGAGGAAGGGGCTGAAGTGGGGGCCGAACTTCACGCCGGAGGTCACCGACGAGATCGGCCGCGGCTTCTACCGCGTGTCGCCGTTCGATGCCTTCCCGTGCCCGAACGCCACCGGCGTCAACGACGAGTACTTCATCGAGCGCATCCGCCTGAACCGCAAGACCCTGCAGGGCATGATCGGCATGCCGGGGAATAACGACGGCCAGATCAAGCAGGTCCTCGACCTGTACGGCCGCAATGGGCTGAAGTTCTGGCGCGACGGCGACTCCGAGACCGAGCGCCTCGACGGCAAGCACGGCACCTACCACAGCCGCGGCATCATCGAGGGCTTCGAATACTGGGGCGCGGTCTCTGGCCAGATGCTGCAGGAATGGGGCATGAAGAACGTGGATCCGTACAAGGACTACGAGGCCAACGTCTGGGTGGTCGGCCCGTTCACCATCCGCTGCGTGCTGAACTCCGATCCGCTGGGACGCCGGCCCTACGAGGCGGCGAGCTTCGTGAAGAACCCGGGATCGATCTGGGGCCAGGCGCTGCCAGAGCTGATGTCGGATGTGCAGACGATGTGCAACGCCGCTGCTCGCGCGCTGGCCAACAACATGTCGATCTCCTCCGGCCCGCAGGTCGAGGTGGATGTCTCCCGCCTGCCTGCCGGCGCGGCCGTGACCTCAATGTACCCGTGGAAGATCTGGCAGACCACCAGCTCCGCGGCCAACGGCAACTCGCCGGCGATCCGCTTCTTCCAGCCCGACATGAACGCCGAATCCCTGCTGGGGATCCTGCAGCAATTCACCCGCATGGCCGACGAGGTCACCGGCGTGCCGAATTACATCTACGGCAGCAGCGCGGTTTCCGGCGCCGGCCGCACGGCTTCCGGCCTGTCGATGCTGATGGAGAACGCGGCCAAGGGCATCAAGCATGCCATCCTGTCGCTCGACCGCGGCGTGTCCGGAATGCTGCGCCGCCTGTTCGAACACCTGATGATCTACGACCCGGATCCGTCGATCAAGGGCGACATGGATCTCGTGCCTTCCGGCGTGGTGGCCACCATCATCAAGGACAACGTCCAGCTCCGCCGGCAGGAGTTCCTGCAGGCCACGAGCAACCCGATCGACATCCAGATCCTCGGTATCGAGGGCAGGGCGGAGCTGCTGCGCCAGCTCGCCAAGGGTCTCGACATGGACGTCAACGACATCATCCCGAGCGCAGCGGCCTTGAAGCAGAAGCAGCTCGCCATGGCACAGATGGCCCAGATGCAGGCGGCGCAAGCCGGCGCTCCCGGCGGCGCGCTGCCGCCGCCTGGAGGCGCACCCCAGCAACAGCCGCCCGCGCCGCAGGGTCTGCCCAACGCCAGCCCTGCCGGTTGATGAAGGAGGAACGGTCGATCCGTCGATATGATCCGCTCAATTTCAGGAGGACGAAGTGCAGTTGAATGAACGTGAGATCGCAGCATTGAACGACATTCGTCTGCACCTTCCTGATTTCCTCTCCCTGCTGCAGCGCCTGCGCGCGGAGCGCCACGAAGAAGTGGAGCTGCTCGCCGGCGAACCAGGGAATGCGATCGCCGCGAAGGCGGGCGAGGCAAAAGCCTTCAGCCTGCTCATCAAGGAGATCGCTGATTCCGGAGCCGCGGCTGAACGACTGGCCCAAGCCCGGAAAGCACGGTAAGCGAACACCCCGCAGGGACTCGCACGCCGCCGATTAATGCAGATGTGAATACCTGAGCAATCCCAAGTTGGAGTCGCGACCGACGAGGGTGGCTTCCTCAGACTCACGGAGAAATCGATATGCCATTGCCCCGTGCAATCGTGGAGCAGGAAGAACGCGCCAACGCGATGATCGCGAAGGCCCAAGGGAACACCGGACAGCCGGCTCCCGCACAGCAGCAGACCCAGCAGCAACAGGAACCGGCCAAGCAGCCGCAGGAGCCGCCAGCGCAGCAGCAGACCGCAGCGCCAGCAACCCCTCCCGCAGCCCCGGCCGCACCAGCCCAAACACCTGCCTTCGAGCAGACTTGGGAGCATCGATTCAAGGTCTTGGACGGCAAGTACCGCGCCGAAGTCCCGCGGCTCCATCAGGAGCTCAAGGATCTGAAAGCCGCGAATGCTGACCTGACCGCGCAACTGGAGGCAGCGCGCAGCGCCGCGCCAGTCAACGTGCAGCTCACCGACGAAGAGCGTGAGCAGTTCGGCGAGGACTTCCTCGGCGTCGTGCAGAAGGTGGTGAAGGCCAACGTGCCGCAAGCCCCCGCGACTGCAGCGGCCCCGGATCTCTCGCCGCTGGAAGAGCGCCTCGAGCGCACGGAAAGGCTGGTGGCGGAGTCCGCCGAAGACGCCTTCTTCCGCAAGCTCGGCGAAAAGGTGCCGCACTGGGAAGCGCAGAACACGGATGCAGGTTTCCTCAAGTGGCTGTCGGAGTTTGACCCGCTGATTGGCCGCTCGCGCCAGGAAGCGTTCAACGAGGCCTACAACGGCCTGAACGTGGATCGGATTGCAGCCTTCTTCACGGCATATCCCTATCAGTCGACCGTGTCCCGTGCAGCCTCGAGCCCGAGCCTCGAGCAGCAGGTAACGCCCGAAGTGAACCATGGCGCTCCGCCGCCGGTAGCTGGCAAAGCCACCTACTCGCGCGCCCAGATCCAGAAGTTTTACGACGATGTGCGTTCCGGCCGCTTGAAGGATCAAGCCGAGATTGCGCGGATTGAGCAAGACATCTTCGCTGCGCAGCGGGAGCGCCGAATCATCGGCTGACCGCGCGCAGCACAACTGAACGAGGTACATCATGTCCGTAGCAGTCAGCGGCGATCTGTACGGCGCCGGAGCAGGCGTCGACAACTACGTCGGGAAGTTCATTCCCGAGGTATGGTCCGGCAAGCTGGCCGTCAAGTTCTATCTGGCGACCTGCCTGACCGAAATCACCAACAACGATTGGGAAGGCGAGATCAAGGACCAAGGCGACAAGGTCAAGATCCGCTCCGTCCCGACCGTCACCATTCGTGACTACTCGAAGGGTCAGACCCTGCAGACCGAGCGTCCGGGCACCACCGTCATCGAGCTGGTGGTCGACAAGGCGAAGTACTTCGCTGTCGTGGTCGACGACGTCGATGCCGTGCAGGCCGACATCAAGCTGATGGACCAGTTCGGTCAGGACGCTGCAGAGCAGATGAAGATCGCCGTGGAATCGAGCGTCTTCGCTGTGGTGTATGCCGAAGCGCATGCGAAGAACCAGGGTGCGAACGCCGGCATCAAGTCGGGCGACATCAACCTGGGCGCAGCCGGCGCGCCGCTGCAGATCACCAAGGCCAACGTCCTCGACTGGATCGTGGACATGGGCCTGGTGCTCGACGAGCAGAACGTGCCGGAAACCGGCCGCTGGCTGCTCCTGCCGGCGTGGGTCTGCGCAATGATCAAGAAGTCCGATCTGCGCGAAGCCTCGATCTCCGGCGACGGCACCTCCATCCTGCGGAACGGCCGCGTGGGCATGATCGATCGCTTCACGATCTACTCCAGCAACAATCTGCCGCAGGGCGTGGACGGCGCCGTCACCGCCTACGAGGTGATGGCTGGCACCCGCGATGCGATCTCCTTCGCTTCGCAGATCACCAAGACCGAGTCCATCCGCTCGGAAACCACCTTCGGTGACCTGCTCCGCGGCCTCAACGTCTTCGGCTTCGAAGTCACCAAGCCGGAAGCGCTGGTCCACAGCCACATCCAGAAGTAATCGCTTCTGAGAACAGGGGGCAGTCCGTAACCACGGGCTCGCCCCCTTTTTTGTGAGGATCCCATGCGTCGCCTGAAGAACACCAAGACCGGAGTCATCTACATGTACACGCGCGAGCTGGCCTCGCTGCCGCACATGGAACTGGTGAAGGAAGACCCGAAGCCTGCAGAAGCCCCGGCGCAGCCGAAGCCCAAGGCAGCACCCAAATCCAAGTAAGGAGCCGGCATGCTTGCGAGCGACATCAAGAGCCGTGTGAGGGACATTACCGGCGATGCCGATGGCGACCGCTGGCTTGACCCGGAACTCTTCCGCTGGATGAGCGATGCCCAGCTCTTCATCGGCATCTACCGTCCGGACGCCATTTCCCGCCTGATCGATTTCACCTGTGTGGAGGGCGCGAAGCAGGAGCTTCCTGCCGACTGCGTCCGCCTGCTCGACATCGCCAGCCAGACCTCTGGCCGCGAGGTCACCTTCATCGATCCCGCGGTGCTGGCCATCCAGGATCCGAAGTGGCGCACCCGCTCGTCTTCGGATGACATCAAGCACTTCACCTACGACAACCGCCTGCCGCGCGTCTTCCTGACGTTCCCGCCGGCGAAGGCCGGCACCCACATCGAGCTGATCGCCTCCGTGCTGCCGACCGACGTTACCGCCGACGCCCAGGTGCTGGACATCGCCGACATCTACCGCGAGGCCGTCGTGTCCTACGTCTGCTTCCGCTGCTACTGCAAGGACGTCGAGGCGAACCCGCAGGCGGCGTCGCTGCATCTGCAGGCGCTGTCCGCGACGCTGGGCATCAAGCTGCAGAAGGATGCCGCGTTCCAGCCGCAGTTCTATAACCGCAGCTCGCTGCCCAGCGGGCCTGCCATCCAGGGAGGCGGCGTATGAAGCTGCTCGAGGACTTCTACCCGTATGTGCGCCCGTTCGCGCCGGGAGCCTCTGACCTGCTGCTCGAGCAGTATGTCCGCGACGCCTGCATCGAGCTGGCCACCCGCAGCCACATCATCAAGGCCGACCTCGACCCGATCACCGTCATCGACGGGATCCTGCAGTACGAATGGGATCAGCCGGAGCAGCAGCGGGTGCTGATGGTCTACCGCGCGTTCTACGGCGACGCCCGCCTGATCGTCCACGGGGTCGACAGCCCCGCGTTCGGCGCGCCGTCGTTCGGCAACAGCTACTTCGCCGGCGCCAGCGTCCCGACCGGAACGCCGCGCGTGCTGCGCCAGCTCGGCGACATCGGCTTCGTGCTGGACTCGGCTCCCGCGCAGGTCGGCGAAATCATGATGACCGTGCATGCCGCGCTCAAGCCGGATCGCAAATGCTCGCGCGTGGATGACATGCTCTTCGAGGACTACGCCAACGACATCGCCCTCGGCGCGGCCAGCAAGATCCTGATGATCCCCGGGCAGGCCTTCTCCAACCCATCGCTCGCTGCAGGCTACGGCTCGCTGTTCAACGCCGCCTGCGAAGCCGCCAAGCTCCGCGCCGCCCAGACCTACGGTCGGCCCGAAATGCAAGTCCAGTTCAACCGCATCTGAGGACGCCAATGTCTATCCCAACTCGCACCATGATCGGTCGGTACAACGGCGCCGATGGCAATCCCATCGTCGACGCGATCCTGACCGCAACGCTGGTGGGCGTGTCCACCTACAACGGCTTCGTGCTGCCGAAGACCATCACCGCGCGCTCTGACTCGGAAGGCTGGGCGCTGCTGCACCTGTGGCCGAACATCCTCGGCTCGGTGCCCAGCTACTACAAGTTCAGCGTCCTCGACGTCAAGACCGGCAAGAGCTACAAGTTCAACGCCGTCGTGCCCGACTACGACACCTACCTCGACCTGCTGGCCCACATCGATCCCGAGGGCGATTACATGGGGGCAGGGGATCCGAACCCGCTGCCCGGAACGCCGGGGGCGTCGGCATCGATCCAGGTCGGCACCGTCGAATCCGTGCCCTATACCGAGAACGCCGAGATCACGAACCGCGGCACCCTCGTCGATGCGATCTTCGACTTCAAGATCCCGCGCGGCGCGCCGGGGCTGAACGGCACCGGGACGATGGTGGTCGGCGCGGTCGAGACCCTGCCGCCGGGATCGCAGGCCACGGTGACGAACGTCGGCACCGGCGACAAGGCAGTCCTGAACTTCGGCATCCCGCAGGGCGAGCCTGGCCCGACCACGGTGGTGGACGGCAATGGCGACCTGATCTACGGCGTCCCGGCCGGCGGCACCACCGGCCAGGTGCTGATGAAGAACAGCGACAACGATTACTCCATGGTCTGGGCGACGGTTGCGACCGGTGGCGGCACGGGCAGCACCAGCGTGGCCGACCAGTTCATCGGCAGCTATCCGTGGGAAGGCGTCGTGACGAGCGACCCGGGTGTGACGTTCGATGCGACCACCCTCACCGAGTACAAGGCAGCGATCGCCGCAGCGGCCTCCGGCAGCAAGCGCCTCGCCGGCGCGCAGGCCGTGCAAGCGGCCATGGGCACGGCCCAGCGCCTGACGCTCAAACGCGATGGAACGGTGGTGCTCACCGCAGAATACACCGGCCAGATGCCCATCTATAACGATGGCACCCAGATCGGTGTGAACCACAGCACGATCTCGTCGGTTTCGAACATCGCGACCGCGGATCTCGACACCGGCACCTGGACTGCGGAGCTGTCCGGCGGCGCCAACTATGCGCGGCTGATCATGATGACTCTCGGCGTTGTCGGCTCGGGCAAACAACTCGCCCTGTCTGCCGATACCGCGCAGGGGATGGGCCTCAATCCGACCTTCAACATCATCGTCCCGCGCAGCGTGGACGGCCTCGCATAAGGGCACAGCATGGCAACCAACACCCTTCGTCCCGTTGCCACGGATTCGGGCAGCAGCTACCCGCTTCGCGGCGACATGGGCGTGGCCCTGGATTTCGTCCCGCCGTCGAACAAGTTCAAGCTCGAGTTCGTCACCGAGGACTCCAACGTCTACGTCCTGACCTCCAACTCCGCCCCGTTCGTCCAGCTCGATGGCACCATCAAGCCCAGCCTGTCGATCGGCGGCGCGATGAACCTGTACATCAAGGTGATGTACGACACGAAGCGCAAGGCGTGGAAGGTCACCGCGAACAACCTCGCCGGCGGCAACGGCGGATCCTCGCAGCCTGGCCCCGCCGGCGCAGCGGCGACCGTCAAGGTCGGCACCGTCACCACGCTGCCCGCGGGAAGCGAGGCAACCGTCACCAACAGCGGCACCAGCTCGGACGCCGTCCTCGACTTCGGCATTCCCGAGGGCGAGCAGGGTCTGCCGGGAACCTCCGGCCAGACGCTGCCTGACGGCGGCAGCGCGGGACAGGTGCTGACGAAGACTGGCCCTGCCTCCACCGACGTCGCATGGGCAGCGCCCACCGGTGGCGCGGGCAGCTCCAGCGGCGGACGGCGCGCCGAAGTGCGCGTCCAGCCGGATGCGAACGGCGTGGTGACCCTCGACGGCGCCGTGTCCGACACCTTCGCCGTGGTCGCGACCATGCCGATCACCTTCGCCAATCCGGTCAACTTCTCCAGCGCGGACGAGATCATCGTCACGGCGAAGCAGGATGACACGGGCGGGCGCACCTTCAAGTTCGGCCTCGACTACCTGCTGCCGAATGCGCAGCCTTATGCACCGCCGGCCGATCCGGGCGCGATCTGCCAGATGCGGATTAAGGGCACGGACATCAACGATTCGCTGCAGTGGATCCTGAAGGGCGATCCGGACAAGAACGTCACCCGCGGCTACGGCCCCGTGACCGAGCTGGTCCAGATCGGCACCGACAAGTACTACACGCTGGCCGATGCATGGAATGCGTTCCAGCCCGGGCAGACCGCCATCATCCTGCGCAACGGCCTGTCGGCCGAGGCCACGGCGACGAAGTACGGCACCGGCACGCAGGTCTACTACATCTTCGGCAAGGCCGTGGCGTCCAACGGCAGCGACCAGCGTCCGCACCTGACCCTGCTGCAGTTCGACTACGGCACCGGCGGCGCGAACCGTCCGTCCTACGAGAAGGCGATCCTGAACTTCGAGGGCGACGGCGGCACCTTCAACATCCGCGACCTCGTCGTGGAGGGCGCTCGCAACACCGGCGGCGACGCGCGCGGCATCTGTCCGAACGGCGGCGTGTCCCTGAACGTAAACAACGTCCGGATCACCAACTGCAACAACGGCATGCTGTGGGGGAACACGGATTTCACCGGCACGATCCGCCTCACCGACTGCGACCTCGATGCGAACGGTCTGGGCACGAACGGCGCCGGCGACGGCTTCAGCCACAACATCTACGCCGGCCACAACAACCAGTCCTGGTATGCGCTGCGCACCAGCTTCCATAACGCGGTCAAGGGCCACAACGTCAAGTCGCGCGCGGCCTATACCGAGCTCAAGCAGTGCCTGATCGAGAACAGCCGGGAGGGCAGGGAAGTCGAGCTGCCGAACGGCGGAAGCCTCCTCGTCGAGGACTCGATCATCCACAAGTTCGGCGACGCGATGCAGAACGACATGGTGCGGATCGGCGACGAGGGCGTGGACACCGGACGCCCGCGTTCCTACATCTTCCGGCGCGTGCGCTTCATCTGCGATCTGGTCGACGGCAAGGACGCGACCTTCATCTGGAACCAGGATCCGGACGTCGATGTGATCTGCGAGGACTGCATCTTCGAAGGCACCGCGGCGCTGAACAACCAGAGCGATGGCGGATCGGGCCTCACCACGATCAACGGTCTGCGCGGCCGCGTGACTGTCACCACCACCGGCGGGCCGGTTGGGCCGCAGGGCCAGGTGGGCTACGTCGCAATCCCGATGACCCCTGTTGCATAAGGAACCTCCATGTCTCTCTCCTGCAATCCCGAACTGCGCGCTCTGCTCAATGCCGCTGCCAACAAACTGGCATGGGTGGACGCGCTGAACACGGCGATGGGCAACGTCCGCACCATCCGCTGCTTCCGCGACAGCGACCCGAACGCGGCGAATCCGTTCGCCACCGGCGTCGAGTTCCGCAACGTCACCTCGACCGGCGCGCTGACCACGGCGGCGGGACAGGTGACCGGCCTCGGCCAGCTCAAGGGAACGGCCATCGCCACCGCTGCGGACATGTCGACCGGGAAGTCGATCCTGCGCATCGAGGGCAACGGCCACTGGCTGCAGGGTACGCTGGGCCTGTCCAAGGAAGCGCAGATGGCCATGGGCGCGACGGCCGACCAGGTCAAGAGCTACGACTTCACGGTCAGCGGCAACTTCACGGCGAACAACGGCCTCGGCGTGCGCGCCGGCCTCGCGATCTCCGGCCCGCGCTTCCTGCCCTCCGGCACCGGCCCTGCCGCGCCGGACGTCACCGCGGATCCGGACGCGCCGTATTCCTTCGAGGTCTGGAACTGGGAAAACGAGAATGCCCCGTTCCTCGTCGGCACCACGATCCTCGACCGCCGCGACGATGACTTCGTCTACGAGGATGCGGACATCGCCAGCGAGAAGGGCGATATCGCGGTCTGGCAGACCACCTCCGGCGTGCTGCACTGGCAGCATGAGTTCGGCTTCACGCTGCTGGCCTCGCATGCCGGCAATACCGAATCCGGCACCAAGCCGCTGTACCAGGTAATCGGCGCCGCCGCGGTGCGCGCGGACTGGACGGGCTACCCGCGCGACACCTACTGGGACAAGAGCAAGCACACCGCCTTCCCGAAGCCGTTCAAGGTGGTCATGAAGAATAAGGCCGGCACGGTGCTGCATACCTTCGAGATGCACGACGGCCTGCCGATCAACAGCCCGCAATGCTCGCAGACCCGCTCGACCACCGCCGCGCTGCGGCCGCACTGGGACACCGCGCAGCAGCTCGTCTGGGTCAACGAGACCCCGAGCCGCAGCACCCAGATCGAGCGCTGGTACGCCGGCCTGGATGACCGTTTCCTGCGTCCATCGATCGCGAAGAAGAACTACGCCTTCAACGGCGTGGAGCCGCTCATCACCGGCGGCTATCAGGGCAACAACATGAACGGCCTGCACCACATGTTCGCGACGCCGCAGTGGCCGCTGCCGGATGTGGACTTCCAGCCGGACGATCCGTACCTGGATGACTTCAACGCCCGCTGGCCACCGCATGCCAATAGCTGGGACGGCTGGGGCTACGAGCCGGGTTCGTTCTCCCAGCACAACCGCTACACCGGCCCGGGCGGCGTCCGCCAGGATCGCGGCTTCATCCCGTCGATCCTCGCCTACTACATCACCACCCCGGCCGGCAACCGGATCTCGGGCAACGTGCCGTGGAAGACGGTCGCATGGGAATTCTGCATGGCCTATGCGAACCACTCCGGCCACTGGGTCACGAACCCGAACACGCTGCAGCTCGCGGACACCACGCGCCAGCTCTTCGACGGCACCTGGCTGATGTCGCACGAGTACTACTCGAGCCACTACTACGCCAACCCGAATCAGATCGATGTGCGCGCGGACATGCGCGACGGCGACAACGACACGCACCGCGACTACACCGGCCACTTCGTGTGGAACGGTTCCGGCCGCGATGGCCTGCACATGTACTGCCAGGCCGGCTGGGCCTCGCTGATCTTCAACAGCCCGATGCATACGCTGATGGGCAAGTGGGACGCCTTCTACGCGCTCAAGGGCGGCGCCGGCAACTGGGATCCACACGAGAACTTCATGGTGCGCTCGATGGCGTGGATCTGGCTGCACTTCGCCATCATGTGGAAGCTGTCCTCGAAGCACCGCCTCGGCATCGACCGTGCGCTGATCGAGGAGCTGTTCAGCAACCATCTGCTGCGCGTGTACGAGGATCTCTACGTTCCCATCGAGGTCAACAACGAGCAGAGCCTGTACGCCGAGGGCATCCGCAAGCTGGGCACGCACTTCCAGATCAACAACGGCAAGACGGAGGACGCCGGCGGCGGACTGGGCTATTACATCGCCCATGTGATGATGCTGATGAAGCAGACGGGCTTCTGGCAGGCCATGTACAACAAGGGCGGGCACTGCAAGACCGCGCTGGATTACCAGATCACGGTGATGGATCGGAAGTACGTTTCCTACATCGCCGACACCTCCGCGGCGATCTGGCACGCCGGCTACCAGAACTTCCCCGATGGCGATCCGGTGCCGACCGACTGGACGGACTACGTCAACAAGTACACCGACTGGACGTACCAGATGCGCGACTCCAGCGGGAACATCAATGCCTACGGCGTGGGCGGGCAGGCCGACATGTTCCATGGCCCTGACGGCAGCGTGTGGGCGGAGCGCGACGTGGCAGTATGGCCCGCGGTGTCGTATGTCTACATCCGGCGCGACTACTTCCCCGAGTACGCGAACCCGAGAGTGGCGACCGCCTGCGCGAAGCTGGACAACTGGCTGGCGGCAGTGAAGAGCAACGTCGATGCCGGCGCCAACGAAGCCGAGAAGCGCAGCCGCGACCACACCTACGCATGGGGCGCAATCGCGCCGCTGAAAGCGCCGGCCAAAGTCGGTCCTTGAACGAGGAACTTAGATGACCACTATCAACACTAGCAATGCCCTCGGTGCCAAGCTGCTGCACTACCTGCCGCTGAACGGCACCGAAGGAGACATCGCCGCCGGCCAGAGCTACACGCTGAACTCGGGCGGCTCGTTCGTCAATGACCCCGCCTACGGCACCGTCCTGCAGGGCAACGGCGCTGACGCGGCGCTGTGGATGGGCACCTTCGACAACTCGAGCGTCAACGCCATCACGTTCGCCTTCCGCCTGTACATCTCCGCGGACAACGACGCCGGTGTGGCATTCGAGGTCGGCCAGCCCTACGAGAGCGCATGGGGCGGTCTGCAGTTCATGCCGCAGGCCGGCGATGGCGGCATGTGGTTCTGGGCCAATAACAACGCGGGTGGTGGCGGCGGATACCATTTCCCGCGTCCGTCTGTGGGCTGGCACGACTTCATCATTTCGGTCGATGGCGATGCGGGCACCAGCTACCTGAAGATGACCATCGACGGGGTCAACGTCGCGCCAGACAGCGGCAGCGACGGCACCACCGGCAACCGCGGCAACAACCCGCTGCGCCTGCTGTATCGCACCGACACGCCGATCTATGCGGACGAAGGGCCGATGTCGACCTTCATGGTGTTCTCCGGCGTCCTGTCCGATGCGGAGCGCACCAGCCTGCACGGCGACTGGAACCAGGTGGTCACCTCGGACGCGCCGCCGGCCACCGCGCCGGCCTTCGCCAGCGCCATCGCCGACAACCTTTCCGGCAACGGCGTCTACGTCGACTTCGATGCGGCGATCTTCGACTGGAACGCCGATGCGACCAAGAAGCCGGCAACGTCCGCCTTCACGGTCACCGGCTCCGTCACCGGCGCGCATGCCTTCACCGGCATGAGCTGGGATGCATCGATCGGCAAGATCCGCCTGTACGGCACCAACGCCTTCGAGGCCGGCGAGACCATCACCGTGTCCTATGCCGCGCCGACCGATGGCACTGGCGTTTTCGACGCCACCGGCGCCGCAGCGGTCGCCTCGTTCGGCCCCGAGCCCGCGTCGAACAACGTGCAGGCCGGCGGCGCATCCGGCTATGCCTACCGCTTCCACCGGCTCGTCGTGCTGGCCACCAACGGCAGCTACAACAACCAGTGGTCGGCGCAGGAGCTGGAGCTGCGCTCCGCCCCGGGCGGCGTGGATCTGACCACCCCGACGTCGCCGATCACGGCCAGCACCGAGAACACCCAGTACGGCGAGGTGGCCACGAACCTGCTGGACAACAACCCGACCGGCGGCAATCCGTATTCCTCGGACTTCAACTACAACGCGCCGCATACGCTGACCATCGATCTCGGCTTCGCGCAGGAGGTCAAGGAGCTGGCGATCTGGCCGCAGGTTTCCACCGACACCGCCATGGTGACCGGACGCCTGCCGAAGGATTTCGACTACCTCGCCTCGGACAGCGCCACCGGCCCGTTCGTGCTGCTGCACAGCTACCGCGGCTTCACCGGCTGGAACCTCGGCGGCGTGAACACGTTCGACGTCAGCGCGCAGGTTGCGACCGCCGTGACCGTGAGCGGCCCGACCTCGGGCGGCATCGGCGATTCGCAGCTCTTCACCCTGCAGGCCAACGGCGCGCTGGACGCGGACATCACCGTGACCGTCGCCACCTCTGGCACTTCGAATCCGTCGCAGGATGTCGTGATCGCGAAGGGCACCGGACAGGCGACCTTCTACATCACCACGACCTCGGCCGGCACCACCACGCTGCACTTCAGCTCCGCCAGCTCGCTGGCCATGCCGGCGGATCAGACCTACGTCAGCGTGACGAACCTGCTGCGCACCTGGGGCTCCGCCGGCGATGACTTCCCGAACCTCGATGCCGCCATCGACTGGGCCAACACCCAGGATCCGGCCGGCTCGCGCATGGACGTCATCCTCGAGGGCTCGGTGATGGCCGCGACCGCCAGCAAGTCGCTCGGCAACGCGAATTCCAGCTCGGACTACCGTTTCATCATCCGGCCGCGCGCAGATCTGCGCCACAACTACAACGCCGCCACCGCAGCGCTGTATCCGTCCATGGCGGGTGCGACTCTGACGCTGGGCAACGGCAGCAACCTCGGCCTCGCGCGCGGCACCGTGATCGAGGATTACAAGCTGGATCTGCAGTCCACCGGCGCAATCTGGAACAACCGGGACTACCCGGAGCTGGAGCCGGAGTTCCGCCGCTGCATCATCCGTATCGGCGCGACCGATGCGATCAACGTGTCTGCATGGCAGAAGATGATCGCCAACGACTGCCTCGTCTACACCGATGTGGCGATCTCGCGCATGATCAACACGGCATGGGACTTCAGCGCCTACCGTTCCACCTTCGTGGTTCTCCCGGGCGGCTCGTGCGACAGCGTGATGAACCAGGCATGGGGTGGTTCGAACTTCGAGGACAGCGCGTTCTACAACTTCAACACCACGCCTGTGACCGGCAACGTCAAGAACTGCTACACCGGCTCAATGTACGGCGTCATGAATGGGCTGCAGGCGGTGACCGCGGCCGACATGTTCGTCGACATCAATAGCAACCTGCGCGCGGGCAGCGCCCTCAAGGGGCTCGGATCGCAAGGTTCGATCTCCACGCTGGACGTCCTCGGCAACAACCGCGGCCTGACCCCTGACGTCGGCGCCGGCCAGCAGGTCGCCGCGACCCCGCTCGTCGTATCCGAGATCACGAGCCAGCCGGCCGTCGACGGCCAGACCGTGGTTCTGTCTGGCACCTACAGTGGCACCGTGGTTTCCGCGACCGCCACGCTGAATCCGGATGCGGATCCGAACGGCGCGATCATGCAGGGGCCGACGCCGCTGACCTATTCGGCCGGCGCGTGGAACGTCACCTTCGACAACGTCCCGCCGGGGAACTATGCCCGCCCGCAGATCCTGTTCACCAACGACGGCGGCAGCGCGGCGGCGACCGGCGGCGGCGCGTTCGACGTCATGGGCTTCAACGGCGTCACGCTCGACCCGGGCACTTCCACCGCGGCCACGGCTGTGGTGCGGATCGCCGCGCCGTCCTCGGGCACGGTCGGCCAGCAGGTCACCGGCTTCCAGTACGGGCTCGATGGCGACTTCACCGGCACCGTGCGGATCACCCCGAACGACGCCGGCGCGGGCGGCAGCTTCGCCCCGCTGTATGCCGATATCACCAGCGGCGGGATCGCGGAGTTCTCCTACACGCCGGCGGTGGCGGGCAACATCACCATCAGCGTGATGAACGACCAGCAGCTCAACAACCCGCCATACACCACGCTGGCCGTGCAGAGCGCGACGCTGCCGGTGCCTTCGATCGGGATCGCGACCTCCGACCTGAATGTCATGGCGGCAGCGCGGGCGACGCTGTCGGGGCCGTTCGACTACAAGGGCGACCCGAACGGGAAGATCGAGGTGTTCGCGGATGACCAATCCAGCGCCAAATCGCTGCTGCTGGGCTCCACCGCGGACGGCAAGGTGAACGTCAACGCGGGCACCTGGACCGGTCAGTTCCAGAACGTCCCGGCGGGCCTGTGGAAATTCCGCGCGCGGGTCACGGCGAACAGCCAGCCCGTGAGCGCCTCCACCGGCATCATCCGCATCCTCGACGTCAGCGGAAGCCCGCGCATGCCCCTGCCTTAATCGGCTGTGATCGCTGGGATATGGGCCACCATTCGCCCATATTCCAGCTCCACTCACAACCGAGGTAAATCCCATGCAGCTCATGGAAGAACCGTTCAAGGCGGCAGTCGACGGCGTATCTCTGGCGACCGTTATCGCCACCCTGATCGGTGCTCTGCCGACCATCGCTGCGCTCGTGTCCATCGTTTGGGGGCTGATCCGGATTTATGAGACCCGCACCGTGCAGCGCCTGCTGTTCGGCGTTTCGGAGGACAGGCGAGATGGATCGTGAAGCACTCAAGCGCCAGCTTCGCGTCGACGAGGCGGAACGCGAATTTCCCTATGACGATGCCACCGGCCGCACGCTGGCCAAGGGCGACACCCTGCGCGGCAACCTCACCATCGGCGTCGGCCGTAACCTGAGCGGCAAGCCGCTGCGCGCGTCGGAGCGCGACTTCATGCTGGACAACGATGTGCGCGAGGTCGAAGACGCCCTCGACAAGGCGCTGCCCTGGTGGCGGCAGATGTCCGACAGGCGGCAGCAGGCACTGGCCAACATGTGCTTCAACCTCGGCCTCGAGAAGCTGCTGACCTTCAAGAACACGCTGGCCTACATGCAGGCCGGCAGGTATGACGCGGCGGCGGACGGCATGGAGCATTCGCTGTGGGCGTCGCAAGTCGGGGCGCGAGCCGACCGGCTTATCAAGATGATGAGGGACGGCTGATGGCACTGATTAACGATCCGATCTCCGCCGTGCTTGGCATCGGCGAGAAGCTAATCGACCGGCTGTGGCCGGATCCGCAGAAAGCCGCCGAGGCGAAGCTCGAGCTCTACAAGCTCGACCAGTCCGGCGAGCTGCAGCAGATCATGGGCCAGCTCGAGATCAACAAGGCCGAGGCTGCGAGCCAGTCCATGTTCGTCGCCGGCTGGCGTCCCGCATCGGGCTGGATCTGCAACGCGGGTCTGGCCTACACCTTCCTCGTGCATCCGCTGCTGGCATGGGCCGCGCGGATGAAGGGCTGGCCGGAACCGCCGGAGATCGACATCAACACGCTGCTGATCCTGCTCGGCTCGCTGCTCGGCATCGGTGGTCTGCGCTCCGTGGAGAAGGTCAAGAAGGTCGCGAAGTAGCGGGGCGCGGGATGAAGCGGACCAACTGCGTCCTGTTCGCCTACGCCCTCTGGTGGCACCGGCTCTGGCGAGGAGACCGCTGCTACGTCATGTGGCGAAAGAGCGACTGGGGGTGGTTCCCGCATTGCCTCTTCTGCAGGCTCCGCGCGGACAAGAAGGTCCAGATCATTTCATACAAGCCCAAGGATCCCACGCGCCGGCGGTTCCCGCCGCTGCGCTTCGAAGGCAGGGTGGTCTATTGGGACGAATTGCCCGAGGAATAGCATGGCCGGCATCGTAATCAAGAATTTCCGGGGGCTGACCCCGATGCTCAATCCGCAGCTCCTGCCGGATGGCTTTGCCACGCGCGCTTCCAATGCGCGCCTCACGCACGGAGACCTGCGGAGCTGGAACGCGCCGAACCAGATCGTCACCCTCACCAAGGTCGGCCCGAAGAAGACGCTGTACCGCTTCGGCGAGGAGCATGACGAGACCGGCTACTGGTTCTCCTGGACCACCGACGTCGACGTCTTCCGCCTGCCGATCGATGGCGATGTCTCCGAGCGCACGGTCTGGACGGGCGACGGCTACCCGAAGATCACCGACAACGCGCTGGCCCTGACCGGCGGCACCGCCTATCCGATGAACAGCTACCGGCTGGGCGTCCCTGTTCCGGACGCCTCGACCGTGCTGCATGTGATCACCGGCGCGCCGACCGATGACAAGGACAGCTTCATCGATGCGGCCTACGTCTTCACCTACGTCACCGGCTGGGGCGAGGAGTCCATGCCGAGCGATCCGGTCGGCCCGTGGTCGTTCAAGCCCGGGCAGACGCTGACGCTGAATACGCTCCCCGGCGCGCCGAACGGCCCCTACAACGTCACGCTGCTGCGCGTCTACCGCACCAACACCGGTGACACCGGCACCACCTACCAGCTCCACAGCGAGCTTCCGATCGGCACCGCGACGCTGAACGACACGAAGCTGCAGGAGGCGCTGGGTGAGGCCTGCCCGACCTTCGGCTGGGAAATGCCGCCGGAGGACGGCTTCGGCTTCACGCTGGGAGCCAACGGCAACGCCATCATGCTGAAGGACAAGACGATCTACCCGTGCGTGCCCTTCGTCTTCTATGCCTTCCCGGCCGAGTACCAGCTCTCGACGGAATCGAAGCTCGTCGGCGCCGGCGCGTTCGGCCAGAGCTTCGCGATCCTGACCGAGTCCAATCCCTACATCGTCAACGGCATCGATCCGGCGAACTACTCGATGACGCGCATCGACACCGCGGTCTCCTGCGTGTCCAAGCGCTCCATCGTGGAGATGCTGGGCGGCGTGATCTTCGCCTCGCCTGACGGCCTGTGGATCGTCAACAACGACGGCCTCAAGCCGCTGACGCAATCGATGTTCACGAAGGATCAATGGCAGGCGCTGAACCCGTCTTCCATCCACGCCTACCAGCTCGACGGCCGCTACTACGCCTTCTACGACACCGGCACGAAGCGCGGCTGCATGGTCTTCGACTTCGCCCGCTCGCCGGAGGATTACGTCGAGCTGGACCAGTGGTGCGACACCGCCTTCAACGACCCGCTGCGCGACGAGCTCTACCTGTCGGTGGACAACGACATCCTGAAGTTCGACGCCGGCGCGGCGCTTTCCTACATCTGGCGCACGAAGGAATACAAGGTTCGCACGAACATCTCCTACGCCTACGGCCGCGTGGACGCGGAGGCCTATCCGGTCACGTTCCGCCTGATCGCGGACGGGGCGCAGGTCTTCGAGAAGCAGGTACAGAGCAGCCAGCCGTTCCGCCTGCCGCACAAGCCGGCTTACAAGGTGGCCTTCGAGCTGGAGGGCTCCAGCCAGGTCAACACGGTAGCCATCGCTGAATCCGCCGCGGAGATCAAGCAGGTATGAGCGACCCGAAGAAAATCATCCTCGGCAGGGCGGACCGCAATTCGCTCGCCGCCGGCGCGCCGAAGCTGCCGTCGCTGCCGACTTCCTTCGGCACCGATCCGAAGCAGATGATCGGGGCCATCAAGGAAATCCTCGAGGTGAGGGAAGGGCAGCGCGGCTCCAAGCTGGACAAGTCGCTGACCTGGCGCGACCTCTTCGAGCAGGGCGTCATCGCGCTGAACATCGACGGGCAGGCCTTCTACAATCCTCCCGGCGGCGGCATTGTGCCCGGGCCGGCGAACGGCGGCAGCATCGACTCCACCCCGCCGCCGGCGCCGACCGGCCTCGAGGCAGTGGGCGCGGTCGCGACCGTCATCCTGCGCTGGGACGCGCCGCCGGCGAACGTCGCCTACACCGAGATCTGGCGCAGCGCCACCAACGATCTCGGCACGGCCACGAAGATCGGCACCTCGACCTCGACCCTGTACAACGATGTGGTCGGCTCGAGCCAGGTCTACTACTACTGGATCCGCTGGGTCACCCGCTTCCCGACCACCGGCCCGTTCAACAAGACCGAGGGCACGGAGGGGCGCACCGGTCTGGACGCCTCCTACATCCTCGAGCTGCTGGCTGCGAATCCGCCGGCGGGCGTGAATTACAACCCGCTGCTCTGGGTGAACGACAATCCCGACCTCGAGATCAACGGGGTGCCCGTCCCGGTCGGCACCTATATGCAGCAGGCGTACATCGCCAACGGATCCATTGGCCGGCTGCAGGTCGGGCTCGCCGCGATCGATGATGCGCGCGTGGCCAACCTGAGCGCGGAGAAGATCACCGCCGGCGACATCGCGGCAGACCGCATGAAGGCCAACATCGTGCAGGCGGCGCAGGGCCAGTTCGCCACGCTGTCGGCGCTGTCGGCCTATCTGGGCACTGTGCTGCTCAATTCTGGCGGCTGGCTGAAGACGGAAGGCGTGGTCGACTACAACGTCGGCACCGGCCTGTACATGGACGCTACCCTGTTCCGGGTCGGGAACGGCACCCAGGGTCTGTGGTGGGACGGCAACCAGCTCTACATCAAGGGCAACCTGGATACCTCCGGCAACGCCGCGATACACGGCACCTTCACCTCTGGCACGTTCACCGGCATGGCGAACCCGGCGGGATCGTATGGTGCATACGTCGGCCCGGAGGGCGCTGTCATCGGCGCGATTGACGGATCTGGCGCGTATTCGACGGAACTCGTCGTGGACCGCGTCAACAACAACGTCAGCATCTATGCGCCAACCTGCCAGATCGTCGGTGGCCCATGGTACATCCAGTCCAACGGACAGGCGCTGTTCACCTACCTGACCGTCAACGGCGACGGCTACCTCCAAGGCAACCTGCAGGTACACGGCCGCATCACCGAGGACAACCCGAAGCTGTCCCATGTCCAGATGGGCATGACGGCCAGCGGCGGCGGGTCGGGCCTTTACGGCACCACCTTCACCACGGACGGGCCGTGCTTCGTGATCGTCACCGGCCGCATCATCAGCGGCTCCGGTTCTTGGGTGGCGACCATCTCCGCCGGCCCTGTCGACGCTTCGAACTACTACACGAACTTCCTCGCGCGCGACGCCAGCAATTTCTACACCAACGACTCCACGAATTTCCCGGTCAACAGCGGCTCGGCGCAGAACATCGTCTACCTCAATGGCCCCGGCGTCACCTACTACCTGAACATCTTCGGCTACTCGGATGCAAGCATCGAGGTCGAGGCCGAATGCACCTTCATCTACATCAAGGCATGAACTACTTCTATGACCCGACCGGCCTGATCGTGGCCTGGTCCGTGAACGAGGAAATCACCGATGGCACCGGCACGCCGCTTCCGTTTGTGGAGGGTGATGCCAGTGTCAACATCGTTTCCAACTATGTGAAGGACGGGAAGATCACGCCCCGTCCCGCCAACCCGACCACGCTGGAAGGCACGACGCTGAAGAACCTGCCGAGCCCCTGCCAGATCTACGTCGCCGGCAAGGTGTTCGACTGCACCGACCCCGAGTGCGCGCTCGACCTGCCGGCAGGCGACTACACCATCGTGGTGTCGGCGTGGCCAATGATGAATGCCCGCTTCGATGTGAGGGTCTGATGAAGATCACGATCACCGATGACAGCTATCGCGAGAAGGTTCGCGCCCGCGTGCGCGAGGCGCGCGACGCCGCGATCGGCGACGGCTTCGTCTTCAAGGGCAAGCGCTTCGACTCCGACCCGCTGTCGCTGCAGCGCATCGCCAACGCCGCCACGCTGGCCCTGATTGCCAAGTCCCGCGGCGTGGACTGGAACACGGTCTGGATCTGTGCTGACAACAGCACGATGCCGCTGGGGCTCGAGGACATGCTCGACCTCGGCGTGGTCGCCGGCAAGTTCGCCGATGACCTCTTCACCAAGTCCCGCGGCCTGTATGCACGGATCGCGGCCGCAACCACCGCTGACGAACTGGACGCTATCCAATGGACCAAGTGAAATCCCTGCTGCGCGAGCGCGCAATCCTGATCGGCCTCGGGCTGGTCGTGTACATCGGCAAGATCGTGATCCTGCCGCTCTGGCTGTATGCCGTGCTGTTCGATCCCGACCGCGCACGGAACATGCTCTTTGCCAGCGACTGCTTCTACAACGCCGCCTTCAACGGCGACCCGCACCAGACGATCTCGCTGCGCGCCTACTTCGGGACGCAGGCGGGGAGCAAGCGGTGGTGCCTGCTTTGCAAATTCCTGGCCTATTTCCAGAAGAACCACTGCGAGCTGACGGCCAGGAACGCCGGCGTCATCGCGCCCGCGCCGGCGGTCACGGTTCCCGCTGTGGAGACTCCGAGGTTTGATAGCGTTCCGCTGTCCAACCAGCCTCCCTCGCAATGAGAATCGATCCGGAACAGAAGCCCGAATACTTCGCCTGGGCCAGCAAGGCCCTCGACGCGAAGTATTCGTATGAGGACGGTTGCCGCGTATTCACCCATCTGCATGACGATGGGCGGATCGCGGCAGTGGTCGTATACAGCCGCTTCCACGAGACCAACTGCGAGATGTCCATCGCGAGCGACGGAAGCCGCCGGTGGATCACGCGCCGCTTCGCTGCCATGGCTTTCGCCTATCCCTTCATCACGCTGAAGAAACGCCGCGTCATGGGGATCGTGAAGGAGGACAACGAAGCTGCGCTGCGCCTCGATGCCAAGCTGGGATTCCAGTTCGAAGGCCGGCTGCGCAAATGGTTCGGCGACAAGGACGGCATTCTCCTCGGCATGCTGAAGGAAGAGTGCGTGTGGATTCGAGGACTCGACAAATGAGCAAACTTTACCAATCGGAATTCCCCATCTTCTTCACGCCGCCGCCGACCCGCATGGACAAGCGGCTGTGGAAGGATGCCCCGGATCCGCCCGCGACCGACCCGCGCATGTACGACATCATGGACAAGCAGGTCGGCCTGTCGCAGCAGACACTGGATTTCGTCAAGCAGTCGTATGCGGAAAACCAGACGCGCCAGCAGGCGATCGATGCGCTGAACCAGCGGATCGGCGAGAGCCAGCTTCAGGATGCCGCCATCAACCGGCAGCGCTCGCAGGAGCAGTACGACTTCTACAAGCAGAACGGCCGTCCTGTCGTGGAGCAGGCGCTCAACGATGCGAAGACTTGGGACAGCCAGTCCGCCATCGACCGCGCGCGGGGCCGCGCCAATGCCGACGTCCAGAACTCCTTCGCGCAGGCGGAGCAGCAGCAGGCGCGCACCCTGTCGCGCTACGGCGTGATGCCGAACGCCTCCCGGCTGGCGACCATCAACTCGCAGCTCATGGCCCAGAAGGCCGCGGCGCAGGCCGGCGCGATGACGAATGCCGAGGAAACCCGGCGCACCCAAGGCGCGGCGATGCGCCAGCAGGCATCCAACATCGCGCAGGGCATGCCGGCGCAGGCCATCCAGTTCGGCAATGCCGCGCTCTCCGGCCAGCAGGCCGCGTTCGGCAACACCATCGCCGCGAACAATGCGCAACTGCAGGCCCAGCAGGAGGCGACCTCCGGCTTCGGCACCGCGGGCAACATGCTCGGCGGCGCCGCATCCACCGGCCAAGGCATCTTCAACGGGCAGGCCGGCGTCTGGGGCAACCAGGTCAAACAGGTCAACGCGGAGAACGCCGGCACCGGCGACCTCGTCGGCACTGCCGCCACGCTCGCGCTGCTCATGAAGGACGGCGGCAACGTGGGCGAGGCCGAGGATCGCGTCGCCGCCATCGATCGCCACGGCATGGTGCAAGGCCCGGGCACGGGCACCTCCGATTCCGTTCCGGCCGTGGTTCAGGAAACCGGCAGGCCGCTGCGCGTGTCCCGCGGCGAGGTGATCGTGCCGGCGGACGTCGTGCGCAAGCTGGGCACGCAGTACTTCGACAAGCTGATTGAAAAACACCACGGCCCTGCAGCGCTGCAGCGCCGCTACAGCAGGGGATAAGCATGGGTCTCGGAGCTTTTGCCGGCGGTCTCGCCAGTGGCATCAGGAACGGCATGGACATCTATGCCGAGAAGCAGCGGCTCGACATGGCGAAACAGGAAGAGGAGATGCGCAAGCAGGCGGCTGACCGCGAGCAGACGCGCTTCCAGCACGAGGAAGACCAGCGCCAGCGCGAGGAGCAGTTCCGCAAGGACATGGCCGACAACGTCGACGCCGTCTTCGGCAAGGCCACTCCGGGCCAGCCGGCGGTGCCCGCGCAGCCGGAGCAGACCCAGACGCTGACCGGCCCGCTCGATGCGATGGACGCCCGCGCCGGCACGATGGATGGCGTGCAGACCACGGTCACCAATCCTGCCCAGCCGGCGCAGGCGGCGATCCCGCCCTCCGGCGGCATGAACGGCATCGACCTGACCGCCCCGGAAAACCAGAAGAAGCTCGTCCAGCTTCAGGCGCTGAACTTCCAGAGCCAGATGAAGAATGGTCTGGTGAAGCCCGAGGATGTCCAGAAGTATGCCGAGTACGGCAAGAAGCTCGAGGAGCAGGGGCTGACGAAAGCGTTCGGCAAATTCCTCATGGGCGACAACAGCGCGTTGGACGAGGTGGCCGCGAAGAACGGCGTGAAGTCCTACTCGCTGGCGTTCAAGAATGTGGACGGCATGCCGCAATCCGTGGTCCAGATCGACCGCGGCGATCAGGGCGTCACCGAGATCCCGACGATGGTATTCGCCGCCGCGATGAGCGCGAACGGCATGATCCCGGGTCTGGACAAGCAGTCCGACAACGAGACCGCCGCCTTCAAGGCCAAGGCGCTGGGCGACTATTACAAGGTCAGCGGCGCCGCCGCGACGTCGAACGCCGAGACCAATGCCCGCCGCGCGGACATTTACGGCGACCGCGTCGACAACCAGAACGTCAACGAGAATCGCCGCACCGACAGCACCGTGAGCCTGCAGGGCGCGCAGGCGCAATCCGCGCTCGACCGCGGCAGGGCCGCGCTGACCCGCGCCAACAAGACGGGAGCGACCGCTGCCACCGGCTACGATCCGAAGCTCGTCGGCGACTTGGTGAGCAAGGCCGCGCCGGTGCTGCCGTCGATCGTCAAGCGCAGCCCGCTGGACAAGAGCGGCAACCGGGACGTCTGGGCGCAGTCGGCTATCACCGATCTGGCCAACGACGATTACCGCAACGGCCGCGACCCGACCGAATCGGTTGCCGCCGCGCGCCGGACGCTGAACAACATCAACACGGCGCTGGCCCAGAGCGGCCGCACCTTCAAGAACGCGGACGAGCTCAACGCCGCGCGGCAGGAAATGCTGGACAAGGCGCGCGAGCAGATTAAGGCCCAGCGGGCGAAGCAGAAGCCCGCGAGCGCCCCGAACCCGCAGAGCGCGTTCCCGCGCGTGTCGGCGCAGGAGCAGCAGGCGCGCGACGTCGACCGCTACGCGATCCTGCGGCAGGAGCGCGAGAAGGTTCAGCAGCAGCTCAATTCGCTGCCGACCACGGCCAGCCAGGAAGATCGCCACCGCATCGAGATGGATCTGCAGGCGATCGACCGTGAGCTGCAGGGCGCTGCCAATAAGGCCTCCGCCCTCCGTCGCAAATCCTGATAAGGCACATCCATGGCTGACTACCAAGAGTACGATCCAGAGCTGGATCCGCCCGCGGACTCCGGCACCTACCAGCCCGACACCACTTCCGACTCCGATTCGCAGGACACGCCCTCGGCGCTGCCGGTGCGAACCCGGAGCCGGAAGAACCTCGTGCCGTACTCGAAGAATGCGCCGGACGTCAGCGTCGACGATCTGTCCAATTTCGACTTCAAGTCCCTCGTGCCGAAGCCGCCGGCCAAGCCCGCATCGGCCGCGCAGAAGGGCACCTGGGACAGGATCAAGGATGCGGCCGGCACTGTGGCCAGCTCCGTCGCCGGCGGCGTCAGCGATGACATCCACGCGGTCGGCGACAAGGTCAGGCACCTGATCTCCGGCGAGCCGGACATGGGCGTCATGGGCAAGCCGCTGGCACCGGAGCTGCAGAAGGCTCCGCCCGCCGCTGCCCAGCCGCCGGTTCGCCCCGGCCTGCGCCGCGCCATGGAAGCGGCCTACGACTCCGCCACCCCGGAGCAGCGCGTCCGCATGGCCAACGCCCCGGGCGCAATGGGCGACATCGCGCGCCAGCGCGAGGCGATCTACGGCGAGTCGCAGGGTCTGCCCAGCCAGAACGCGCTCGACCCGTCCGCCGAGGCGCGCACCTCCCGCATGATCAGCGGTGGCATGGCCGGCGACACCGCGCAGAACTGGGGCCGGGGTGCGGCCGCGCGCGGCGACATCCCGGGCGACGAAGTCGGACAGGCGACGCCGTCGAACTTCGATTTCGAGACCGCCCGCAAATTCAAGGAAGAACCGCTCTGGTCGCATCCGCTGATGCGCGCGGCCGTCAAGGGCGTCGAGGGCTACAAGCAGGGCGTCATCGGCGTGGCCGAGTGGATGGCCGACCTCACCGGTCAGGACGGCGCCGGCCGGGATCTGGCGAAGATGAATGCCGACAGCCAGGCGAAGACCGATGCGATCGGCGAATCCCCGTTCTATGCCCAGCGCATGTTCGAAGGCGCTGTCTCCTCCATCGCCCAGCAGCTCCCGATGATCGGCGCTGGCGTCGTGACCGGCTCCGAGGCGCTGCCGCTGGCCGGCATGTTCGTGCAGTCCTACGGCCAGAACTACGCCGAGTCGCGCGCGGCGGGGCAGGATGTCTCGACCGCGACCGACCGCGCCGGCCTGATGGCGGCGCTGGAAGTCATCGGCGAGAAGTTCGGCCTGCACGACCAGATGCACGGCATCAAGGCCGCGGCCGGCGGCGACGTCGAGAAGGCCATCAACCTGATGGTGAAGGCCGGCATCAAGGAAGTCCCGGGCGAGGAGCTGACCACCACCGGCCAGTTCGGTGTCGACATTTCCAGCGTCGGCCTGCACAAGGAGCAGACCCTGAAGGATCTCGCCGAGCAGATCCGCGACACCGCGGTGCAGACGATGATCCAGAGCGGCATGATGACCGCCGGCACCCATGCGCTGGGCACCGCGGCGAACAAGCTCGCGCCGGCGGACGGCGCCGTGCCGCCGACCACCCGCGAGCCGCAGGGTGACATCCGCGCGCAGATCCGCGCAATGATGGATCCGAAGAACCCGAAGGATGCCGTCTTCATCGCCAAGGGCACTCCCGTCGACGAGGCCGACATCCCCGACGATGTCATCCGCGTCGACCGGGAAGAGGGCACCCTGCTCACCACGAATCCGCGCAAGGCGAACACCTTCAACCACGAGGACGTCCTCACCGACCGCACCATGGCCAACATCCTCGGCATCCCAGAGGACAAGGGGCAGGCGGTGGGCACCGGTCAGGAAACCGTGATCCAGGCCACCGACAAGGACGGCAACGTGGTCAACGAGGCGGTCGACGGCGGCAGCGGCGCGAATGCGCAAGCCGTTGGCGCAACCGTGCCAGAAGGTGGCGCACTGCAGGCGCTGACCCCGGAAGAGGCGCAGCGCCGCCGCGCGCTGCTCGCGCAGCAGGAGAACGTCGTTCCGGGCGAGGACGATTCCGAGCAGGTCAAGAAGCTGCTCGAGGGCGTGCAGACCGTCGACGAGGACGGCAACCCCGTGCAGCCGCCGGCGCAGCAGGAGCAGACCCCGCCGCAGCAGCAGGCTCCAGCCGAGCAGACGCCGCCGGAGCAGCAGCCTGCCGCCGAGCAGCCGCCGGCGCAGACCCCGGAGCAGGCGCCGGAACAGCAGCCGCCGGTCGAGAACCCGCCGCAGCAGCCCGCGCCGCCGGAACAGACCCCGCCGCAGGAGCAGACGCCGCCGGAAGAGCAGAAGCCGCAGCTCCCCGACCGCGCCCCGCTGACGCCGGAGGAGCGCGACAAGGCGCGCAAGGCCTACGAGGAGCAGACGAAGGCCCGCCGCGCGCTGCTGAAACCGAAGACCCCGGAGGCCAAGCAGACGCTGTCCCAGCGCCGCGTCGCCTTCGGGCAGGCCATCGGCGCGGAAATCAACGAGGGCGGCACCCTGCTGCGCGGCGCGGATAGCCGGCCGCTGTCGGACGCGCTGCGGCAGGGGAGCGTGCGCTCTGTGATCCACGCGCTGACGAAGTCGAAGAACCACATCAGCCGCGTGATCGGCCACATGCTGGCCAAGGATCCGACGATCGCCCTGTCCATCGATGACAAGCTCATCGACAAGCGCGTCGGCCCGACCCGCAACAAGAACATCGACGATGCCCGCCGCTGGGTCGGGACGCTCGACGCCGTGCGCGCGGTTCGCCGCACCATGGAGAACTACTCCGGCGCCGGCCTGCCCACCGCCGTGCTGCGCCATGTCGTGGTGCCTGCCGGCGCGCTGCATTCGGTGAAGTCCGCGGTCACGCTGGGCAAGATGCTGCGCCAGCACGGCGTTACGAATCGCGCCCAGTTCATGAAATTCGCCGAAGCCATGGAGCAGGCCGCGGTCGGGCACGAGAAGGCCGCGCGGGCGAACGCCTCTGCCAACCATGTCCAGAACCCGCAGACCGTGCAGGGGCTGTACGACCACGATGGCCATGCCGTCCGCATGCGCGCGAGCCGCGCCTCCGACGAGCTGGTGGTCACGCACGAGATCACCCATGCGCTGACCGTCGCCGCCATCATGCATCCGAACGAGATGCAGAAGCCGTATGTCCAGAAGCTGGAGAAGCTGTTCGCCTATGTGCGCAGCCACCCGCTGCTCAGTGGTCAGTATGGTCTGGTGAACCTGCGCGAGTTCATCGCCGAGGGCTTCGGCAATCCGGAATTCCAGTTCCGCCTTTCCGAGATCCCCTACGAGTCCGACACCGCATGGGGCAAGTTCACGAAGATGATTGCCTCCCTGCTGGGCATGAAGCACTCCACCGCCTTCACCGAAATGATGGCTCTGGGCGAAGGCATCATGTCCAACAACACGGTCAAGGAACAGCGCTCCATGGCCGACAAGCAGAAGGCGGCGAAGGAGAAGGCGGCGAAGAAGGGCAAGCAGGCCTCCACGCCGCACCTGTCGGAATCCGTAGACGAGCTGCACCGGCAGAAGGATGAAGTCGCCGGCGACCGCTTCAAGCTCCCGAAGGAAACCCGCTCGCGCTACCTGCAGGCGGCGCTGCAGGACAACTTCAACCGCGTCAACCAGGTGCAGCGCGCCGTGCAGCAGCAGGGCGGCACGGTCGATTCCGGCTCCGACATCTACGCCGCGCACGAGCGCTTCTCCGGGCAGGCCGCGGCGAAGACGGGCTGGTTCACGAAGTACACCGTCAAGCCGCTGATCCGCGACATGGGGCGCGCCGGCGTCGACATCAACGACCTGGCCCTGTACATGTACGCCCGCCATGCGGCCGAGCGCAACAAGCGCATCGCCGACATCAACGGCCGCTTTCCTGACGGCGGATCCGGCATGACGAATGCCGAGGCGGCGAACCTGCTGCAGATGTTCGCCCAGCACCCGAAGGCTGCGCAGATCAAGGCCTATGCCGCGCGCTTCGACCAGATCATCAAGGACACGCAGAAGGTCATGATCGACGGCGGTCTGGTGGATCCGAACGTGGTCGCCGCATGGAATGCCGGCTATCAGCATTACGTCCCGCTGAAGGGCTTCGAGAAGCTCGACGAGCTGGGCACGAAGCAGATCGGCGCCGGCCGCGGCTTCGATGTGCGCGGCACGGAATCCATCCGCGCGCTGGGGCGCGAGAGCAAGGCTGGCCAGATCCTCGAGAACATCATCATGGATCACGAGCGCGCCATCGTCCGCGCCGAAAAGAACAAGGTCGCCCGCGCGCTGCTGAAGTTCGTGCGCCAGAACCCGGATGACAAGCTGTGGGATGTGAACCGCGTCGTGCTGAAGCCGTACTTCCAGAAGTCCGGCCTGCCGCCGACCCCGGGCCAGCTCCTCGATGGCGAAGTCCGCTACCGCAACGAGAAGATGAAGGATCCTGCGCGCACCGTCACCGCCAAGGTGAACGGGCAGGAGTACCACATCATGATCAACGATCCGCGGATGCTCGAGCAACTCGTCGGGGAGAAGGGCGCGCTGAACATGGAAGGCGCGAGCGGCAAGTTCTTTCGCGCATGGTCTGCCATCAACCGCACCCTCACCAAGCTCTGGACTGCGTGGAACCCCGTCTTCACGGTGACCAACTTCACCCGCGACTTCCTGACCGCCGCCATCAACGGCGGATCCGAGCTGGGGCCGGCGTTCGCCGCCAAGGTGGCCGCGTATTCGTTCCAGGCCATCGGCCCGATCGCGCGGCACGACATGGCTTCCAACGACATCCAGCTCGCGGCGAACCGCGGCTCGCACAACATCCCGAAGACCTGGCGCGAGCTGTACAAGCAATATCAGGAGGACGGCGGCAAGGCGGGCTTCTACGTCTTCGCCGAGCTGGAGGACAAGCAGCGCGAGCTGGAGCGCGCCTGGAAGCAGGCCGAGCGCATGAACACGGTGTCGATGCGCGCCATGGCCGGCAAGGCGATGGACGCCATCCATCTGCTCGACGAGGCGATCACGGATCTGAACTCCGGCTTCGAGAATGCCACCCGCGTCGCCGCCTACCGCGCCGCGCTGGAGATGGGCAAGTCCCGCGCCGAGGCTGCATCGATCGCCAAGAACCTGACGGTGAACTTCAACCGCCGCGGCACCCTGTCGCCGATGCTGGGATCCTTCTACCTGTTCTTCAATCCGTCCGTGCAGGGTCTGGCCCGCATGGCACGGGCGGCGAAGCGCTCCCCGAAGACCTTCGGCGTGCTGACCGCCGGCCTCGTGGCCACGGGCCTGATGGCGGCGTGGATGGGCGCAGGCGACAAGGACGAGGACGGCGTCCCATACTGGGACAAGACCGTGCCCGACTACGAGAAGCAGAAGAACCTGATCTTCATGATGGGCGGCGGCAATCGGCTGACGATCCCGCTGGCCTACGGCTACGGCTGGTTCGTGCATCTGGGCTACGGCCTGATGGACGCCATGCGCGGCCGCAGCCCGACCGCCGTCGCGCTCGAGCTGGCGAACTCCGCCATGAACCACTTCTCACCGGTGAACATCGATATCGGCGGCAACCTCGTCACCGCGATCACGCCGACTCTGGCAGGCCCGATGGTCGAACACTGGACCAACATCAAGTCCACCGGCCAGCCGCTGCGCCCGCCGGCGCAACGCATGGACGGCACCCCGGTTCCGGATTCCGAGCGCTACTGGAGCGGCACCCGCGATTCCGCAGGGGAGCGCGTGACCACCTTCCTGAACGAGGCGACGGGCGGCAACAGCTCGGCCCCGGGCCTGATCTCGGTCTCGCCGGAGGTGGCCAAGAACTATGTCAAGGGATACCTCGGCGGCGCCGGCAGCTTCGTCTACGATCTCGTGAATACCACCCAGCTCGGCATGACGGAGGGCTGGGAAGAGGTCGCGAACCAGAATGCCGCCCCGGGCATCAAGCAATTCTTCAAGCGCAATGCCAACAGCAAGGGCGAGCAGCGCTTCTTCATGGAGCATTCGAAGGAAGCCCTGCAGGCGCTGGACGAGTTCAAGCACTACTACGACTCGGAGGATCCCGCGCTGCAGGCGAAGTTCGAACGCAACGACGGGCTGATCCAGCTCGGCGCGGCAGTCTCCGGCATCGCCCGGGCGACGTCCGATCTGCGCAAGATGGATCTCGCCGCCATCAGCGACACGAGCCTGTCGGATGCCGAGCGCAAAGCAGCGCGCAAGGAGATCGATGATCAGCGCGCCGAACTCTGGCGGAAGTGGAACAACGAGTTCTACAAGAACGACTGGGGCATCAAGTCCGACAAATAATCAAGGAGTGCTTTCGACCCGAAGCGGTCGCTGGAATGCATATTCTGTCTGTCTGCTTACTCCATGAAACGAGCCGTTTTAGCCCTCTCAATCCCCTGATCAACCCACCATTACATGCGCTGCTGCACAGTGAGATGGCGATGCGGCGGTAGGAGACATCGGCCTGCGAAATTCCGCGCGTGCTTTCTGACGCGATAGTTTGGGTCGCCATCTTCGACAAAAATCACAGGAAAATTGGTCTCCTTATCCTAGTGGGTTGCTGTCTACGCTGGGAGCAACAGCAACTTTTTAAATGCAGGTCCCATGGACATGTCCGACCAATTTGTGTAGCAGACCACGTCAAGGGTAGTAAAGCACCTTTTTTGCAAGGGAAAATTTCAAAAAACTTCCGCTAATTATGTTGCGTATAAGCAACGAACCAACTATTACTACGCTTTCTCGGATCATAATGATTTCCGCAGTAAAACTAATATCAATCTGCACCTAACCTCAGCAAGTCAAAAGCTTCGGTGGTGCTTTTGGGGAGTCATTGTCCATGCGTCTTAAACTAATCACTACGCTGGTAGCCAGCAGCGTTCTGGTCGCCGGTTGCGGTGGCGGCAGTTCTTCATCCACGTCAACGTCACCTGATCCGTCAAATCCGGGAACAACGCAGTTAGCGCAAGCGACAGTATTTACTGGTACTGCTGCTACTGGCGCCGCCTTCGTAGGTGCGGATGTTTCTATCATTGACAAAACAGGCACTGTCGTCGGCACCGGCAAGACAGGCGCGGATGGCTCTTACACCATTACATTGAGCGCAAACGCTCAAGCTCCGTTCGTCTTGCAGGCGGTGCGTGATGACCAAACGCTTGTTAGCGTAGCGGCTTCCACTACCGACACCAACATCAACATTTCGCCTATCACGACGCTTATCGCCGCTCGTCTTAGCGCTTCCGGTGATCCGACCAAGCTCGCGGTAGAGATGCAGGCCAACCCCTCCCTTGTCTCCTCTACGTTGGTCAAAAACAAGCTGGATGAAGTCATAGCGGTTTTAAAACCGTTATTCGATGCCACTAGCACTAGCATAAATCCGCTTACTGGAACTTTTAAGGCTGATGGTACTGGCTTGGACCAAGCGTTGGACTCAGTGAGCATCACGATCACACCTGACAGCACCAATACATCCAATATTGAGATTGCGGTAAAACGTAAGAGCGCAGATGACAGCCCAGAGACAGCCATTCTGAAATTCTCTAGCAATGCCACCACTGTTCCTAGCTTGCCGGTCATCGCGCCATCTACGCTGGTTGAAAGTGGAACCACCACCCTTATCGCCGAATTGTTACAGCGAATGGCCAGTTGCTATGCACTATCGGCTACCCAGCGCGTGACCACGCCTGATGTAACCAGTGCTAATGCTAGTACTGTGGTTTCCGATGTCTGCAAGGGGCTATTTGAGGGTAACGACCCATCTGTCTACTTGAATAGTGGTAGCCACGTCGGAAGCAGCGACGCCTTTTCGGGTTTGTGGAAATCGTCCGTGACGAACGTAACATTCGATCGTGGGAATTATGAGTTCTCCCGCTCAAATGGTGATCTTGTAATTTCGTATCGAGTCGTCAATACCAATGAGACGCAGTATGCTGTAGTGCGAAAGTCGTCTGATGGCAAACTGCGCTTCTATGGCAACCAGTATCAGTATCCTGGCGACGTGAGCCCCTATCATCAAATACGCTCGTATCTGACGCAACCTTCGGCTAATAATTACAGCACAGGCTACACGTTGTTTGTACCTAATAATGGCCAGTTCAGCAAAGTGCTGGTGACTACGCCAAAAGGAGGAGTCTTCACGCTAGTTCCAAGCGCTGGTGTCTCTTTCCTGGTGCTTCAGAAAGGCAATACCACGACTAGTACGGATTATCTTCGGATTCGCAGTGAGTTCGCGGATACCACCCGTTCGGACAATCCGGCGACGTACGAGACCAGCTTAGTTTACGCTACGACTCAAGCATCAAATGAAGAAATTGCAAGCTATCCCGAATCGAGCCTGTGGCGTTTCGATTATTTCTTGACTAACAATGCTAGCAGCACGCCTGATGCAACTCAGTATTACCGCACTGTTAATCGCGCCCTCAGCATCCCTGAAATGAAGATTCGACCTTTAGCTTCCTTGGTGAACGAAGATGCGACATATATCACCTCAAATCTCACTAACCCAAATCAGCCAAACGCAGCCTTGGTGCTCAATAACGTAGATAACGTCCAGTTTGACTGGTCGGTGCCTAACGGTGGCTTATCTCCTTATTTGATGCGAATCTTTGGCAGAAGTCCGACTGGTGTACGCTTTGAAGATAGCACTGTCGTCACGCTGAATGCACGTACTGGAGTCATCATGTGCGCACCAGTTAGTTCCGCTGACGATCATTGCACAACGTCAGTAAATAATGCCAAAGTGTATGCCAACTCAACTAAAGTCAACGGCTTTGACCTAGTTGCCCGAGACGAGCGCAAACGTGGATTTTCGCATTTCAATGCGACGTATACTATCTTGCCGTAAGCCGGGAACTATGAAGGGATAGTCTTTCGCAGATTTACTCTTGTCCCCCGTCGGTTAATTTCGGCGGGGGCGACGCCGCTAATGCCTTTAGATATGCCGTGAAACAGAATCAGAACGGCCAGCGTGATGCGCAAAATGAGCTTGCCGACGTCGTCGGATAAAGTCCCAACGTCGGAAGTGCGAACGGTCTTCATGGTTTTCTCCGTGTCTTGGCCGTCTGTCATTACATGGCAGCGCCAAGAAAGTGCAAACTCATTGCGCAGTTCGATTTGCACCGCGACTTGCCCAAGCGGCCGTCAGGTCGAGGTTATTTGGGCAAAGGCGATAATGCTGGCAATCAAAATCATGGCATCCCCGAAAGCAATGCCCGTCCTGATTCCAACCTGGGTTTCCAGTGTGTCGGGTTGTCCGCTCAAACCGCTATACATCGCAGCGATGGCTGCCCCGATAGCGAAGAGCCCTGTGGAAGTGGCAATGAAGAAAAACGTGGCCGCCGCTTCACCGGGAAATGCATTCGCCAACTCACCTTCCAGCGTTATGACGACTGCAGAAACGGCACTACTGAGGGAAATGATTTTTCCACTTTCCGTGCCGTCCTCTCTTCCTGCACATCGGTGGCTGACGTACATCAATACGCGAACCACGACGGAAAGAAGCAGACAAGCGGCGAGAGTAATGGCAGTCGCCAGCAATGCATGGTACGAGGTCATGGCAATGCCTCAGGGGAAAAAGCGCGGTCTGCAATCCTGGCTGATATGGCTTCTTCTAGCCGTTACAAACCCAGCCGTTAAGGTGAAGTCTTCTGCGAAAAAGTGCTTATATTCCTGCTTAAGGGCACTCTGGAGTCGAGTTCCGGACGCATGTTGACACTTTCCTGAGCCGTCGGCTCGTTGCGCGCACCGATGAAGACGGCGGGTGTCGTCTGACTACGATTGACTGCGACATGGGAAACGCCGGCAGGAAAGAAAAAATAATCGCCCGGATGAGCGACATCCTTATGCTCCAACTTATCCCCCGTGTATAGCTCGACTTCGTCCCCGCTTAGCATGTAAAACGCTGGTTCATGGCGTTCATGAATATGCGCCTTCGTTCTACCCTCGGGCAGGATAATCACCATGCCGAGGAATAGGGCTTGGGACCCCACCGTTTCCATACTAATGCCTGGCGCATATACCGAGCTTTGTTGGGACGTGTAGCTAGCCGCACCGGGCACGACACAGCCGAGTTTGGGCTTCGCTAAGGAGTCCATTTGACACCTCCACAAAATGGTGGGCCATCACTGGCCATGCAATCACTATAGACGCAAGAGCTGGCGGCCTCCAGTCACTTTTCGCCGCTTGTTCAGTTGGGTTGAAGCTCTGCTTCTCGGTCTTAACCGGACATAGGGTTCTTAGAGAAAATGTCCGATCTTGGCCGGATTCGGACAGTGCTTGATGGTTTGAACACTATACGCAGTGTTTCTATTTATCTATGTTTCATTAACTCTGTACGTCGGTCTATGGCCATCGCGATACAAATGGGTAGACAAGCGGATTCCGTGTTGATACATTAATGTATTGTCTGTAAATTCACGGAAGGAGTCCAAATGTCAATCTTCTTACGCGGCAAAACGTGGTGGATGGAGGTCACGGTCAACGGCAAGCCGGCGCGCAAATCCGCCAAGACCGCCGATGAGGAAGTCGCCCGCCTGAAGGAGCAGCTCTGGAAGGCAGAGGTTCGCGAGCAGGCGGCGGGGCCGCGCCGTCCTGCCGCCGGCCGCACATGGCAGGAAGCCTGCGACCGCTGGATCGCCGACCACGCCGACAAGCGCAGCCACGCGGATGACCTGCGTTACGCGGCATGGTGGAATGAGAAGTTGAAGGGCAAGACGCTCGCCCAGCTCGACCGCCACGACATCAACGCCATCCTCGAGCGCCGCGCGCGGGACTCCTCGCATTCCACGGCCAACCGCTACCGCGCCTTCTTCACCGCCGTCATCAACGCAGCCGTCGAGGAATGCGACTGGCTCGACACGCCCATCAAGGTCAAGCGCTTCCGCGAGCCGAAGGGGATCGTGCGCTTCATGACGATGGAGCAGATCGAGCGCCTGCTGGCGGAGCTGCCGCAGCATCAGCGGGACATGGCGGAATTCGCGCTGGCCACCGGCGCGCGGCAGGCGGCGGTCAAGCGGCTGAAGTGGTCGGCCGTGAATCTGGACAAGGCCATGGCGTGGATCGTGCCGGAGGATTCCAAATCCGGCGAGCCGGTGCCGATGCCGCTGAATGCCACCGCCCGGGAGGTACTGGCGCGCTGCCGCGGAAACCACGCCGAGTTCGTCTTCACCTACGAGGGAAACCCGATCGCCAACGTGAACACGCAGGCATGGGTCAAGGCGCTGCGCCGCGCGGGACTGGAGGGCTTCCGCTGGCACGACATCCGCCACACCTGGGCCAGCCACCACGCCATGAACGGAACCCCGCTGCAGGCGCTGCAGGCAATGGGCGGATGGTCGGATCCGAAGATGGTGAAGCGCTATGCCCACCTGTCTCCGGAATCGCTGCAGCGGTTCGCTGCCAACGCCGCACGGTAGCTCGACCGGTCTACAATACCTGCCCATGCGCCGCTGACTTGGCGGCGCCAACTTCCGGGGATATGAATGGGCAAGTACACAAGCGTCAGCAAGATGCGAGATAACAATGTGGTCTGGAGCAAACGGGTTTTCTTGGAAGCCAAGGAACCCGCGATTGCCGCTGTACCTGGGTTCGATATGTTCAGCGCAGTAGAAGCCTCATGCGCAGATGTCGTGTGCGTTCAGGAATCCTCCGGCTATGCCGTCTGGTACGAGAGGAAGCTCGCGCAGAACGACGAGCGATTCCAGAACGGCGTTGAGAACGGCCTGTACCTGCTCCGCTTCTTCGCCCCCCCGAACCGCGAGGACGCCATCGAATATGCCGTGCTGGCGGCGAACAATGACAGGGACGCAGCGAAGCAGATCCGCGCCCTCGATTCCCTGGTTCCCGGCTCCATCCAGCTTGAAGGCGAACTCTGGTAAGGCAGATCAGGAATACTTCGCGTGGAGATCCTCCGCGCGGAGCTGCGTATAGCGCTGCAGCATCTTCCAGTCCCGGTGGCCTGAGACAAGGGCCACCTGTTCAATCGCATATCCCTTCTCAAACAGCCGCGACACGCCCTCGTGCCGGAAGTCGTGGAACCGCAGATCCTTGATGCCCAGCTCCTGACACGCGCGCGGGAAGATCGTGCTGATGGTGGATTCCTTGTAGGGGAAAATCAGCTCGCCGTCCCGCGGCTGCGCCATGACGATGTCGAACGCCTCGCCCAGCAGCGGCACGATCTGGTCGTTGCCTGTCTTCTCGGTCGGATGCTTGCGGTCGCGGATGACGATGGTGCGCTTCTTCTGGTCCAGGTCCTCCCAGCGCAGCCGCGTGATCTCGCCGGCGCGCATGGCCGAGGCCACAGCGAAGCGGATGATGGCGGACATCGGCACCTTCTGCCGCGGCTTCGTGTCGAAGTAGTGGCACAGCCGCTTGATCTCGTCAGCGGTGGGGCGGCGGTCGCGCTCCCGGGACTTCATCGAGATCCCGATGTACTTCAGCCGCTCGCGCGCCTCGGTAATGGCGTCCTTGTCCACCGGGATCTTCCACAGCGTCTTGGCAATCTTCAGAACACCGCCGAGGTAGGTGAGGTCGATGCCGATGGTGACGCCGCCCGCGCCGGCGCGCCGCCGCTCGTCGACGAACTTGTTGATGGTGTCGGCATCGATCTCGGCCACGGTCTTCTCGCCGAGCTTTTCCTGCAGCATGGCCAGCACCGCGGCCTTGTTCTTGCCGAACGGCCGCACCTCGCCGACCTCCTGCCGGTAGCGGGCAATAAGATCGCCGAGCGTTATAGAATGCTGCCTTTTCTCTTCGCTGAAGCGTCCAGCATCCATTTCCGCTTCCGTCTTGCGCGCCCACTCCACGGCGAGAGCCTTCGTGGGGAAGGAGCGCGTGATGGATTTGTAGCCCTTGCGGCGGATGTCGGCGACCCAGCTATTGTCACGTTTTCGAATGGAAGGCATCGCAAAATTTCTCCGTAATTTTCTCCGTAATTTCTCCGTAATTTAGGATCAAGATAGCACAAATCCCCTCTAGGGAAATCAAAGATGAAAATACGCTTCCGTATTGCTGATGCCGAGAAAAACTGAATGGATTCAAAGACTTACAAACCGAGGACGGTGTCTATAGCCCCGATGATGGATAGGCCAAACAATATCGTAAGGTATTGATTTTAAAATGACTATGGAGGATTCTCCGTAGTTTTTCCGTAGCGGATTTTAATTACATTACGGATGAATGCTCTCCGTAGCTTCTTTCCGTAGTTTGTCCAATGCCGCGGCGACGTCGCGGATGTCGGCAGTCAGCGGCTTGCCGGCCATGGGCACCGGGAATTTGCCGCAGTGGCGGTGGGTGTAGCCGGTCGCCGTCGTGATGCCGAGCGCCTGGCAGACTTCGTCCATGGACAGGCGCGGCTTGTTGTAGATCGCGAGGAGCATGAACTCGGTCTTCATATTTCGTCCACCTGTTTGATCTCGGTGAAGCGCTTGCCGAAGTCCTCCACTGTCCGATACCACAGCCGGCCATCTTCGACCGCGCGGTAGACCACGATCACGGGGTCATCGCGGCTCGTCCCGGCGCCCTTGGCCACACCGACTACCTCGTACCATCCGCCGTCGACATGCTGTACCAGGGTGGCGTATTCAGGTTTTGCGTTGTTGAGTTCCGTGGATTGACGATCCATAGCTTCCTTCCTCCAGATCCCGCAGCTCCTCGACGAACAGGCTGTTACCGACTTCGGTGGCATCGTTCAGCGGGGTGTGGGACCAGCAATACTTCGAATTTAGTTTAAGGCAGCACCGGTTGAGGCATGCAGGCACGGCACATTTTGGCCAGTCTTTGATATCCATCATTTTCTCCAAATGGGAGGCACCCCGCGAAAGAGGTCTCCGACACCTGAATCGTATAGCTCGTGCTGACAGTTCATGCAGAAATATGTATGCCCCTCCAGATGCGCCGTCACGCTGTTTGTTTAATGCCTTGTGCCGAACAGTGCCCACTCGAGCTCGTGCGGGACACGCCCGGCAGGCGTGAAGTCGGATTTCAGGGCGCGCCTCAAGGCGCGTTGGGGAACGGGACGCGGCGCGTCGACGCCGTGGCCCCACCGGTAGCGGGCGATCAGGATCCGGCCGAAGCGGCAGCGATCCCAGCTATCGATGTGGATCTGGCGCGTTTCCTTCAAGTGGTGGAGGTAGCGGTTCACATGCCGGACGCACATGTGGACGGTCTCTGCCACCTCCGCAGCGGTGCGCGGCTTCTCGCGCAAGGCCTTCTCGATCCGCCTGAAGTTGGAATGGCACGGCGCCGTGAGGAACTTGAGATCTGCCATCACAGGCTCCCGAACAGGGCGGCAGTGATCGGGTCGCGCACCGCATGCTCGCCGTTTACCGCGGGCTTGATCCGCACGACCGGCTTGCCGGTGTCCTGCGGCAGCGGGGTGCGGCTTGGGCGGCCACGCGGCTTCGGCGGCACCGCGCCGGCGGCTTCCAGCTCGCGCCGCTTCTCGCGGATGGCGGTGTTCAGGCGCTCGCGATCGATGCGCGCATAGTCCTTCTTCGCCGGCTTCGGCTGGTTCATGCCCGGGCCGGCGGTGTACAGGGCCGTCCACGCCTTGCCGTTCCATGCCCAGCCTGCAATGTGGACGAGCGGGCCGAGCTGGCGGATCGCATCGTCGATGTAGGTCATGTTCGATTCCATCTTGCGGCGCATGTGTTCGCGCGTCAGGTAGGCATCGTCCAGATGGGTCAGCAGGCGCTGGCGGAACTCAGTCGCCAGCGCGCCGTTCGGATTGCGCTTTTTGGAGTACATGAGTTTTTCCTCTCGAGCGGTAGGTTGCGAGTTCGGATTGCAACGCGGATACGGTAGACTTCAATTCATTAATGTATTGTTCTCGGCGCTGCAATTCGATGGACTGACGGCCGACCTGCATGCGCAGCTTGGCGATCTCGGCGTCGTTGTCCTGCAGGCTGATGGTGCGGACGGTTCCCATGTCAGCCCCGGAAGGTCGGGTAGGGGCGGGCCGTTTCTTCGTAGACCACCTGAACGGCGTCCATGGCACCCTGATAGTAGCCCCATCGAAGACCCTCGCCGCGGCCTTCATCCTTGCCTTCGATAAAGCCTTCGTCGAAGCCGTCCTCGAAGCCATCGGTCTCGCCGCGGCGGTAGGCGACCAGGCCGACGATCACGATTGCGGCTACCAGAAATCCGTTGATGATGCTGGCCATGCGTTGCTCCTCTCAAGGTTCCGTTGAACATCCAACGTATGGAGCAAGGATACTAAAGTGTATTAATCAGCGCAACGGTTTTGATGACTTTCTTTTAGCGAAAGTCTCCCGGTGGTGGGATTGCGTGGTCTGGTCGCGGAGGGCGTCTTCGGCAGGATTGGGGAGCAGCCAGGCGGGGAAGGTGGGCAGATGCTTCTTGATGATGACGCGGGCGCAGCGGCCGCGCGGTCGGCCGGATGGAACCATCATCTTCTCGATGAGGCCTTCGCGGTACAGATCCATGCAGCGGGAGGACACGGTCTTGTTGACAGCACCGAGGATGGCACACAGCTCGTCATAGGACCAGTACTTGTCGGGGTCGGTCAGCATGAGCTGGTGGATGCGGCGGGAGAGTGGTCCGTCGAACATGAGAACCCCCATAGGAGAAGGGGATCCGAAGATCCCCCGGTACTTCACTTGCGCTTCGTCGGCGCACCCTTCATGGCGAAGGGGATGCCGGCCTTCTTGTCAGCAGCCATATCACGCTTGCTGCCTTCCTTGATGCCGGCCTTCTTGTCGCGCGCGGCATCCTGCTTCTCGGTCATGGGCTTCTTTGCTGCCATGGTTACCTCACTGGTTGGTGGAGTGGAGTCAAAATTCATGACCCCTTACGGGGGTCGGTCGGCACCGGCCTGGTTGAAAGGAGTATTTCCATCCGTGTCCGCTGCGGTCAGGCTCTGACTGTCCGACTTGCAGGGGCTCGCTGTGCTGCAGGGTTATCTTCCTGGCTTGGCTACCAGGCGGCGCACTCTTCCTGCATTTCGCCGAGTGGAGGTAAAACCCCGCGGCTCGCACGGGAAAAACCCTCCACGCATCCGTTCAGAACGGCACTTCGTTGAGCTGCGCCTGCCAGTGCGGACAGAACTTGGCGGCGGTGCAGTAGCTCTCGCAGCGCGGGTATTCGACTGGCCGAGCGATCACGGTGTGACCCTTGCCGGCGGCGGCAGCGGCGGCGTCGGCCTCTGCCTTGTTGTCATAGAGCTTGACGGCGGACTTCCTGCCGGCCTTCATCAGGGCGAAGACGGGAGGGCGCATCCAGCGCTCGTCATCGGTGCAGACAGGCGGCTCGCTGGAGGTGTGAAGGAGCACGCGCTTCCGCATGTATTCCCTCGTCACCTCCAGCGGCCAGACCGGGATCTCGAGGGACTCGACCTGCGTCTGCGGGTAGTCCTTCGTGACCTTGGCCTTGGCCTTCTGCCAGTCCCGGTAGATCGCGATGATGCGCAACCTGTCCGCGATGAACCGGCGGTCACCGGTCTGCTCGTAGTGGTACTGGCACAGCAGGCGCAGCATGTTCAACTGCTGCTCCCACTCGATCTTCCCGTCGCGCGACCAGACGGTCGTGAACTTGAAGTCGTTGATGCACCCTGCTTCCAGCAGGTCGAATGCCCCGCTGATGGTGAAGTCGGGCATGTCGAGCCCGATGTACGTCGCCGGCATGAAGATGCGCTGCTCCGCGACGGAGGTGGCTGCATCGATCGGCATGCGCTCGAGGATGCCATGGCCGACCTGTCCCATCAGGGACCAGATGCGATCGGCGACATCCTCTTCCAGCTCCGCGGCGTGCTTCGTCAGGAGCTGGTACTGATAAGCAGGGGAGAGCAGCTTCGTGACGCTGATGCTGGCCCCGCCGTTGGTATATGGATCGTTCAACACCGCCGCTACGATCGATGCAGGCAAACCCAGCTTGTTCGTCAGTTTCATTCCGCTTCTTCCCCGCACCCGTCAGAACGGGATCGCGTCATCCTCGAATTCGAATTCGGAGGGAGCCTTCTTCGGCGCCGGCGCGGAGCCGAGGGCGGCGTATTCCGGCGAGGCCATGATCATCTTCTTCAGGCCGTCCGACAGGGACTGGAAGACCGCATCGTCGTATTCCGCCAGGGAGAAGATGTAGGGCTGCTTGGACAGCACCGGTGCCTGCATGCCGGCCGGGAGCTGCATGATCGATGCGATGTTGGCGTAGACCTTGCCGCCCTTCGGATCCGAGTGGACCACGTTGAGCATGCAGGGTTTGCCGAGCAGGTTGTCGATCTCGAAGCCTTCCAGCTCCTGCGCCGTGAACTTGCGACCGCGCCAGGATTCGAGATCCTTGCGGAGCAGCGCCTTCTCGTGGAGGGACAGCGTGTACTTGTTGCCGATCATGAAGGGGTTGCCTTCGGAATCCTTCTCGGCCAGTTCCCAGTTAATCAGCACTTTGTGAGCCGACTTGTCCTTGCCCATGTGCTGGAAGGACTGGGTGCCCAGATCGATGATGCGGAAGCAGCGGGCCGCGTAGACGCCCGGAGGGACGAGTTCGAAATCCTTCGAGCTGCCAGCAGTTGCGGTGATACCCATCTGAATTACCTCGCTTAGATCGTTTGTAAATGACTTCAACTGACTCCAGCGACATCACAGGAGTAGCAGAAATGATACATCGATGTAGCAACGAAAATCCATAAAAGGATTAATCAGGACAAAAATAAAGCCGAGTTTGACCTCGGCTTCATCTGTCTGGAGTCATGGACTCTTACAGACCAAGGTGTTCAAGTCTCCCAAGGGCTCGACCTACCACCTTGAGTTGTTTGTGGTCCTTGGAGGACAAGGTGATGCTAGGGTACTTAGAGTTGTCGCAGGAGATAAGAATGTCACCCGTTAGCTGCTGGGACAACCGCCTGATCTTTAGATTTTTCCCCACCCAGATCAAGTAAAGACCGCTTCTAGTTATGTCTTTCTCTGCCTTGTTTATCAAGACAATGTCGTATCGATGAAGGGTTGGCTCCATTTCATCGTCAATAATCGTACAGAATCCCAATTGGGATTCGTCTACTTCTGGATAACGGACTTGAAGGAATTTTGAATTTATTAGGAGAGTGGATCCAGCAAAGTCGATCGGATCCTTCTGTGTGCTTTCAATGCGGTCTACCTTTGTGACAAGGCTTCTGTCTTCATACCCATCAGCCTCCTGGTCCAGCCAGCCTGTAGGCACGTTCGCAGCGGACTCAAGTTCTCTCGCATTTCTCTCACCTATATTGCGTCGGAGAGATTCATTACTCGATAAATAAAGGTTGATCGTATTTACGTTTTTACCGACCTGTCGGGCAAAGTTTGAACGATTGCCTTCATATTTTTGTTCTATTAACGACAGGAGGTTTTTCCTCCTTTTCTCGTAGACGTCCATTGATAGTTCCATCTTAATATCCTTTCTAATTATTATTTCGACTTATTAGATTCGGCGTTGTTGGTTGGTATTTGGTCTTCTTAGATTCTATTGGGTCTTATTTATGATCTGCTTTGTAGACGAGTCACCTGTTGTTGAGTCCATACACTATGGGTTGTTGTAAGGGCGCTTCACTAGGGTCTGTCACTCACCGGTGACTTCAACGTGAATACTAAATTGTATGACTCACTTATTCAACCTTTGTTTATAAAAATATGGCTTTTTGCGTCAATGGTTTAGGTTCAATCAAACGGGGGAACTCTCCAATTTGGCAAAAAGCCGGCAGAAAGACGGCATAAAGCTGTATGCATTTCCAGTATTTTTTCTACGGAATTTGCTGCCTAGTTTGTGTCCCGATTGACTACATTTTAGAATGTGTCTCAAATCCACAACTGGATACGAGCGAGGAACGATCATGAAAAAGCCGAAGCAGTACTCCGAACTGACCCTGGAACAATGGCTGCTGGCCATGCCGCCCGACGAGCGCAAGGCCGTCATCGTGGCCAACACGGGCACGAGCCTGAACTACATCCAGAAGCGCATCTGGACTCGTGACTATGACGTCAGCCCCAAGTTCAAGCTGAAGATCGCCGTGGGTCTGGTCAAAGCTGCCAAGGGGCAGCTTGACCTGCGCGACCTGACGGACGAAGCAGAGGACGTCGACTGGGACTTTTTACGCCGCACGCTCACGCGGACAATCAAGCCCGTTGCGCGCGTCTAACGTTACAATAAAAACGTATTGACGAATGCTACACGTCAGGATTAGATTTCAACCTGTCGTGTGGTAGCGGCGAAGAAGTTGAGAAGGCAGTTTGGAGCGGCCCGCCCCCTTGATGGGGGCTACCACCGGGACGTTCCAATCTGCCTTTTTTTTCGTCCTCCACCGGCCAGCAAGTGGCCGAGCTGTACTCGCAGTGGATTTGCCTCGATCCCGCCACAAAAAGACCGGCCTGCAGCACACCCTGCAGCGAGCCGACGCGGCGTTGGATGGCGACCGCAACAACCGACAGGGAACCATGGGTGGTAACCGCCCTGTCGGGAACAGAACATTCCCGTCATGCGAGCGCTGGATCCTCACGGAGTCATGTGAGTGGTTGGGCGAGTGGATCCGACGATTTTTTTTACTTCCACTGCAGGAAGTGAGGAAAAGCCTGGCGGTCCACCCTGGTAGAGGTGTGGGTTGAAAGGAGAGAATCATGAAAAGGTCACCAGCAAATCCGGCAGTGAAAAAAAACATCGGCCCCGGCCGGCAGAAGCGACTGGCTGTGGCAATGGGACTGCGCAAGACGGCGGGCATCATTGAGATCGCCGGCGCTCTGGCGCACGAGCTAGGATACGAAGCTCCGACCACCAAGGCCGGCGCCCGTGCGCTGCTCAATTCGAAGTCCGCACTCACCATCAGGGGATGACCATGCCGCACCCAGCTCGCAAGATCCGCCGCTCCCAGCGCATCGCAAAGCGCACGGCCCTCAAGGACGGGCGCGTGGTAGACGAGGGCGAGGACACCACTCACGACAAGCCTGTCGAAGACCATCGGCCGGGATCCAGCGACGAGCCGCAAAAGCCTGAAGAAAATAATACATAAACGTATTGATCGGTATTGCCTTCTGTGGCAACATGATCTGGCATTGAACGAACAGCGCCCGCTACCAGCGGCGCTTTCCTTTTGCCTCCAGTTAATACAAAGGTGAATTGAACATGAATACGTCGCTGACCCAAATCGAGCTGAAGACCGTCCTCTCCTATGACCCCAGCAGCGGCGTGTTCAGGTGGCGGAACAAGATCTGCAAGCGAGTGGTCCCGGGCACGGTCGCCGGCTGGAAGTCGGACAAGGGCTACATCAAGATCACCCTGCACGGCGTCGACTACTTCGCGCACCGGCTGGCTTGGCTGTACATGACGGGCGCGTGGCCGAACGATGTGGTCGACCATCGCGACGGGCAGCGCGACAACAACCGCTGGACCAACCTGCGCGACACGACGCATCAGGAAAACATGCAGAACCGCACCCGCTGCTGGAACCAGACCGGCCTGATGGGCGCATTCAAGCGGACTGGCCGCGCTGGCTTCTTCAGCGTCATCAAGCGGAACGGCGCCGCGATCTACCTCGGCAACTTCCCCACAGCGGAACAGGCGCACGAGGCCTACCTGAAGGCCAAGGCGGCGATCCACCCTTTCGCAACTATCGCACTTGAACACGCAGACCAACGGAGGGCAGCATGAACCTGCAGCCAGGCACCTTGGCCATCATCACGAAGGCCCACCTCGTCGAGAACGTCGGCAAGATCGTCACCTGTGCCGAGTTCGTCGGCACGAACCACGCCTTCCCGGGCCGCAGCGACATCTGGATCATCCGCTTCCAGAGCCCCAGCAACGCCCAGACCTACATGCCGGACGGCTCAATGCAGGTCATGAAGTTCCTGTGGGCGCATATCCCCGCCGCGTGGCTGAAGCCTGTCTCTGGCCTGCCTGACTCCGACAGCACCGACCGAGAAACCAAACTGCCCAACCTTGTGGAGGAACTTGCATGACCGCAGACACCCTGAAGAACGTAGCGCTGGCCACCCAGGTCGCGACCCTGCATGCCCAGAAGCAGAAGCTGGTGGCGGAAGTCGGAACCCTGCTGGGAACGCTCGTTGCAGCCGACGATGCGCTGAAGGAAGGGCGCATCACCGAGGCGCACAACATCATCCACCGCGAGCTCTACAAGACCCGCTCGCTGCAGTCCATCGTCGCCATGGGCGAGCAGGTTCAAGGGGAGAAGCAGCCATGTGGATCCTGACCGTCTGGATGATCCTTGCCTACATGTGGGTGCCGTATGTCAGCTCCGCGGCGTAACGTGGACGGCCTGCTCGTCGGTGGCATCGAGGAATGGATCGACGCCGAGGTGCAGCCGCCAAAAGTCGGCGACGTCGTGCGCGTCTTGAGCTGGGGCGGCGTCGACTGCGGCAAGGCGCAGTGGCGCGCCGACAGCCACCTGTACTTCTGCGGCTACCTGCCGCTGACAAAGATCCCGCCGGCGCTGAAGCAGAAGATTGTCGAACGCACAATGTACAGCCGCCACCCGTGTATCAATTTTGCAGATAAGAGCTGGATGGCGACGTAACGTATACATACGTTGATCCAAATCGGTATTTAACGATTGCTCCAGGAGCAGACTGAATTGGCCCGCAGACACGCGGGCCTTTCCGTTTACAAAGGAGCAATCATGAAGGTAAGAAAAACAATTGCTGTGGCATCAATGACATTGTTGTCCCTTTCAGCGTACGCAGCGCCGTTCACCATGGACTTCACCGGCATTGCGGACGGCGCGCTGGTGAACGACTACTACAACGGCGGTACGGATTCGACCGGTGCATCGGGCACGAACTACGGCGTCCACTTCACCAATGCCCGCGTCACCTATAACAAGGACGGCCCGCTGATCACGCCGGCCAGCGGCTTCGGCTTCGGCATCAGCTTCGCGCCCGGGATCCAGTCAAGCCTGCCGTATCCGACGCTGTCCTTCCTCGCCGCAGGCTATGGCACCGGCAGCGACGGCACCTTCTCCTATCTCACCGGCGCCAATCCCTACCAGCCGATCGATGCGGTGTTCATCTCCGGGAACGGAGATCCTTATTGCTCGTCCAAGGCTGACTGCGATGCGAAAGGGTATAGCTGGATCGATCCGATGGACATGGGCGGCTACATCGTCGGCCTCACGCCGGATGCCACGAATTTCGGTTTCAGCAACGTGGCCTACGCGGATGACATCGCCTTCGGCCTGTCGGCGCGGCCGGATCGCCGGCGCTATCCCGGCGACTCCGCATCGGGCGATCCCAGCGGCGAGGTGCCAGAGCCCGGGATCCTCGGCCTGATGACGGCCGGCATGCTGGGCCTCGGCTTCACCCGCCGCCGCGCCTCCCCAGCCTACTGATAGTTATCACTGACGGGACGCTGACGGGGTTGAAACGTGAAGTTTTGCCCCGTCCATTGTCACAAATGCTTATCCTCTTCCGTATTCGCTGCGCGCCCGCCTTCTTGGCAGAAAAATCGTAGCAAAGTTCCGTAAAAAATCTGACATATACTACGTTTTAGTAGTTGATCCTTTGCGCACAGTGCTTCTACAATGTGCGAAATCAGGGGGTTAGACCACCTCCTAGTCACGATCCTTGCGCTGTCCGTTGAAGTACCGTATGTAACAATCCCCGTGTAATCGCAGTTGTTTTGGCTTTGATGCCAGACAACGCGGAGGATTTCTGACCTTGCGGATAAATACACATGAGTATTAATATGAATCCGCCGGGAAAACAAAAAGTCATCTCAACAACAATCGATGAAGGCGCAACCCCATGAACCAGTTACCCGTAGAAACATACGTCGATGTGGAGACAGGAGACATCTGCATCAAGCAAAGGCTGTCGCTTCACGATCCGCAGGACTGGATCGAAGTCAGGATCACGCAGGAACAAGCGCCGCAGCTCGCCAGGGAGCTGACGAAATTCGCAGGGAAGAAGCCGGGTGCCGGCAACGGGGAGGCGGGCACCGCGGAACGATTCGAAACGCATTTCTGGCATCTGTACCCGAACATCAGCGGTCGCAGGGTGGACAAGAAGGCCTGCCTGCAGGTCTGGAAACAGCGCGGGCTCGACGCCAAGGCAGAGGACATCGCCAGCGCGCTGCGGCGCTTCGCCGAGAGCGATGACTGGATCAAGGACAAAGGCAAGTTCATCCCGATGTCCACCACCTGGCTGCGCCAGAGCCGCTGGGAATCCCTACCACCGGGGCCGGGAGGCGGCTCCGACTACATGACGAGGCTGAGATAATGGTTAAAGCCGGCAACCTTCCGATCTTCGGACAACGCCTTCTTTCGGAGCGGCTTGCCGGCCGCAATCCGGAAGACATGGTGGTCGTATCCCTGATCGGGCATATTCCCGAAGAATTCTCGAACAATACTAAGCTGCTCGCGGATCCGCGGCAGAAGTACGACTGGCGCATCCTCGCCGGCCTGAACGTCTGCCTGCTCATCAACGAGAACGTGCTGCATGCGGTGCAGCTCATGACCGACGTCCGCAAGGCCATGCCGGTCGGCGACCTCTACGTCTGGGACGTCGACAAGAGCGTCGGTGCCGAGCTGGCGTACTGGCCGCATCCGGATTCGCTGTGCGCCAACCGGGACAAATGGCGGTGGCAGCTTGTGGTCCTGCCGTGGCTACCGTTTGAGAACGCGGAGTTCGTGCCCGATTTTTTACGCGCCGAAAGAATACATAAATGTATTGACAAGGAATGCGGTTATGTAAGATGATGTACCCACTGAGAACGAAAGGAGAGACACGATGGAAGCCCTCAAGAACAACCAGATCGAAGAGCAGGAACTGTTCAACGCGGCCCTGTTCGGCCTGCGCAAGCAGGGTCAACCCTCGATGGTCGTGGGTGGCCCCGCTTATCGTGCCCCGAACGGCTGCAAGTGCGCAGTCGGCCACATCCTCTCCGACGAGGAATACAACCAGGACATGGAAAGCAAGGTCGTGGCCCGCCTCGTCATGAACCGCCAGTTCCCCGAGCGCCTCGTGCCCCATGTCTACCTGCTGCAGCAACTGCAGGACGCGCACGACTGCGACTACTGCGAGCGCGACGTCTTCGAATGGGAGAAGGCAATGCAGCAGATCGCCAAGGAACGCGGTCTGGTCTACGCACCGGTGCAGCAATGAGCGGGCTCGACACCAGCGGCATCATCAAGCAGCCGAGCCAGTTCGACATTGCCGCCTACCTGAACCACGAGCATAACGATGTCGAGGCGCTGTCGCCGGCCCGCTTCGAGGACGAGGTCATCGAGCTGTTCTACGGCGGCGCCGAGGAGGGCGGTGCGCTTCTCCCGTGGGGCAAGACCTACGACCTCATCAAGTTCCGCGAGCATGAAACCACGGTGTGGGCCGGCTGGAACGGCCACGGCAAGTCGCAGGCCACGACGCAGGTCGCGCTGGACATGGCCTATGCCAACGAGATCGTGGTGATAGGCAGCTTCGAAATGGCTCCGAAGATGACGCTGTACCGCATGATCCGGCAGGCCTTCGGCGTCAAGCAGCCGCGCGTGGACGCCATCAAGGAATTCCTGCTATGGGCCGAGGGCAAGATCTACATCCTGAACAAGCGCGGCTCGGTGGATCCCGAGTACGTCAACGCCGCAGCGCGCTACTGCCGGGACAAGTACAAGGCCACCCAGTTCTTCTGCGACAACCTGGCCAAGGTGGTCAAGGGCGAGGATGACTTCAATGCGCAGAAGGACTTCGTCGAGAGCATCACCACGACCGCGATTGATACAGGAATGCATTTCCATTTGATACATCACCTGAAGAAAGCGGAAGACGAAACGAAGATGCCCGGGAAGATGTCCGTCAAGGGCACCGGTGCCATCACGGATCTGGTCGACAACGTCATCGTGGTGTGGCGCAACAAGAAGAAGGAGCTGAACGGCTTCGAGCGCCTGCCGAATCCCGACGTCGAGCGCGAGCCGGATCAGGTGCTGAACGTGGTCAAGCAGCGCAACGGCAGCGGGTGGGAAGGCCCGATCGGCCTGTGGTATCGGCACGAGGCCTTGGCATGGGTCGAGCACACCGATGCGCAACTGAAGTTCTACCGGAACATCTGGCCGGATCTGACGGGGCATATATGAACCGCGAGGAACTGAAGCAGCAGCTCCGCTCGCAGGCTCCGGATCTGGCCGCATTCATGGATGACCTGCGCAGCGAATTCCCGGGCCTGCAGGTGACCTACCTGAAGGTCGGCGACATCGAGCTAGGCCTGCCGATGGACCAGAGCCGGTTCGTGGAGATCGAGGACAGCACGCCGATCTCCGTGCTGAAGAAGCAGTGGGCCGCGCAGCTCAAGCAAGACATCGAGAACCACCGCCGCCTGCTGGCGGCACCGAAACGCCGCGCTGCGGCACCCATCAAGAAGAGGAAATGATGACCACAATCAGCGACAAGCACACCGTCTATGCCGGCGAGGCGCGGTTGATGAACTGGGCCGACACCTCCAGCCGCGGCCGCACCGTGACCTTCGAGCTGCCGCCGGATTCCGACACGCATCCGTTCCGCGATCTGGCCATCCGGCAGGGGAAAAAGGCAGGGCAGCGCTTCATGCTGGCCGTCGTGCAGATCGACGATCAGGAAGAGCCCGTCGAGCAGCAGAAGCGCCTGTCGCAGCAGGCCGCGATCCTCTGCAAGGACGAAACCTTCTGGCAGTTCGCCGCCGAGCGCAGCATCAGCAAGATCGACAGCGAGGCGTCCTGCCGCGCGTGGATGCTCTCCGGCGCCGGCATCACCTCCCGCAAGGAATTCGACACCAACAACCGCGCAGCGGACTGGTTCATTAGCCAGTGCAAGCTGCCCTTCGAGGCCTTCATGGCCACCATCGAGCAAGGAGCGATCTGATGACCTACACCGCCCAGAGCAGGAACATGCCGCTCGTCGAGCGCCTGCGCGCCTACCGCAGCAACGCCGGCTATGCCAAGTACGCACGGCAGGCGGCGGAACTCCTCGAAGTCCGCGAGAGGGTGATCCTGCGCCTGACCGAGCACAACGCCCAGATGGCGCATGAAATCGCCGAGCTGAAGCATGACCAGGGCCACAAGATCGAGCACATCACCGTCCTGTCCGACCAGGTCAACGAGCAGAACCTCCGCGCGCAAGAAAAGATCCACGAGCTCCAGTTGATGGTGGCCACACACGAGCAAACCATCGCCGAGCTGTGCCAGCAGCGGGATCTGGATGCCCAGTGCATTGAAATGATGCGCTTCATGCGCGAGCAGGACCAGAAGGTCATCGAATCCATGATCGACGATCTGGGCAAGCGGTTCCGGCAGACCCTCGTTCAACGCATCAAGCAATGGTGGGAGGATCGTCAATGAAGATGAAGGTGATGCGCCGCGGCGGCAAACTGCCGGCGCTGGCTTCGGAAGGCGCGGTCGGCTTCGACTGCTTCGCGGATGCCGACGTCGAGATCGGCCCGGGCGAGAAGTGTAAGGTGCCCCTCGGCTTCGCCATGGAGGTGCCGAGCGCCCATCTCGGCATGCTGACTCCCCGCAGCGGAAAGGGCACGGCCGGTCTCGTGCTGGCCAACACGGTCGGCATCATCGACCGGGACTACCGCGGCGAGGTGTTCGCCAGCATGTGGAACGTGTCGGAAGACCCGATCAGGATCCGGAACGGCGAGTCAGTCTGCCAGCTCCTGATCGTGCCCTGCTGGACGCCCGCGACCATCGAGGTGGTCAACGAGCTGTCCCAGACCGAGCGCGGCGACGGCGGCTTCGGAAGCGCGGAGGGCAAGGTATGAACCAGAAGATGCTCTTCGGCGTGTCCGCTAGCCCCATCGAGTTCGACACCATCGACATCCGCGTCGGTGCGCAAGACGAGCAGTCGCGCCAGTTCTTCGCCGCCGGCCCGCTGACGATGTGCCCCAAGACGCCCGGGCAGCTCATCGATCCCTGCATGAGCCTGTCGCGCGAGGCCGCGCGCGAGCTGATGGACCAGCTCTGGACGGTCGGCATCCGGCCCAAGGAATTCAAGGAGACCTCGGACGCCGGCGTGATCGCGGCGCTGCAGGACCACCTCGCCGACCTGCGCAAGGCCTACGAGAAGCTCCTCAACGGGCGGCGATAACGAAGCCGAGACTTTGCTCGCCCGCGGTTGATGCGCGAATGTAGTGAACGGTCATCCGGTCTGCAGTATGGCCGGATGAATTATCGAAACCGAAAGATCCTGGACGAGGCGCGGCACCACGAGTGCCAGTACTGCGGGCGCGATGACGGCACGATCGTCGCCGCCCACAGCAACAAGCTCGAGCACGGCAAGGGCATGGGCATCAAGGCACATGACGTCTTCATCGCCTTCCTGTGCTGCGAGTGCCACGACATCGTCGACGGGCGCAAGTACCCGCACATGGATCAGATCGCAAGAGAACAGCTATGGACAACAGCACATTGCAAGACCGTGAAGATACTGCAGCGCCGGAAACTGCTGGACAAGGGAGCGTTGCGCCTGCTTGGAGCCTGAGCTTCGTCATCCCGAACCTGAAGTACCGCACGGCCGACGAGCCGAACATCCGCCGCGAGGTGCGCAAGATCGTCATCGAGGCGCTGGCCCGCACCAATCAGCAGCGCAGCGACAACGTCATCGGCCTGCGGCTGCACTACCAGCAGGCGATCCCACTGCACTTTTCCGATGAAGACGTCGCGGCCTGCAAGCGCGGCGAGATCATGCCCAGCGTGGACGTCTTCGACCTGCACCGCTGCTTCCTGCTGGCCATGGAAGGCCACCTGTTCACGAAGCGCCGGCAGGTATGCCAGTTCCTGATCACGAAGGGCTGGGGCGTCAACGGCGCCGTGCAGATCACCGCATGGGAGCCCGACTTCGGTCGCAGGCAGGGCGTGCAATGACCGGCGACGAGTTCCGCGAGCGGCTCGAGAAGGCCCACCCCAAGTGGGCTTTTCTTCTGCACATCGTGCCGGCCACCGATGGCGACATGACGTACTGCCAACTGCTCGTGACGCCGGCGGCATATCCGCCTGCCGGTGTCGCGCTTCTCCCGGGCTTCACCGTCACATGGATCGCGGATCCGTGGCACACCGAGGAACAGGCCACCCAGATCCTCGAGTACGTCATCACCCGGGTCAACCAACGCATCACGGAGATCGAGCATGAGCACCCAGCATCCACTGAGTCCTGAGTTCCTGCATGCGCGCTACCCCGGCTGGCATGCCCATGCCGAGGTCGTGAAGGATCCGTGGCGCTACAGCGGAATCCTCGTGACCCTGACGAAAGCCCGCCTGTGCGATCGGTGCGGCAGGCATCACCAGGTGCAGGGCGCTGTGATCGATGACCGCGGCATCGTACCCATGATCAACCATCTGGATTACGCGGTGAATGCCGTGGAATCCATGTCTCACTAGAGGCCCATCATGAAGAAGTATCTGGCAGCACTGGCACTGGTCCTCTCCATCCCGGCGCATGCCGGATACTTCGAAGCCCATACCGCATCTGGCGTGAAGGTCATCCTCCACAGGGCCAGCATGCGCTGCAAGGCACCGCTGCGTGACATCTGGGTGATCGGCGCCGCGTTCAACTTCGGCTGCTACACCATCGCCAACGGCAGCATCTACGCGGTCTTCGAGAGCGGCGACCGCCGCATCTGGCCGCTGCAGGCATTCACCTATGTGCCGACCGCCGTCACCAACATCAACTTCGGTTTCGCCCCTCCGAACAGCTCCCTATGATCACCTTCGCCTTTCCAATGCCCCCGACGCTGAACCACTACTACGGTCGCAAGGGCAACCATTCATTCATCAAGGCTGACGGCAAGAAGTTCCGAGCGGCGGTCGCCGAGATTGTGGCCGCTGCAGGTCATCCGACAATCACCAAGCGCTGCGCCGTGTTCGTCGCGGTCTACCCGAAGAACCGCGCGCGGCAGGACATCATGAATCGTGAGAAGGCACTCTCGGATGCGATGACGCATGCGGGCGTGTGGGAAGACGATTCCTTGATCGATGAGTACATCATCGTGCGGCGACCTCCCATTCCGGGCGGCATGGTGCGCGTGGTGGTCACAGAGATCGAAGAGGAACTCCATGACCCGAAAGACGTTGAAGATCGACGACTCCGACTTGCAGCCGCGGTGTGAGAATTGCACCGCCGGCCAGTTCGATCATCCGAGAAGCAAGTATGGCCTGTGCCACCTGTTCCCGATGCACTGGGCGACCGATGGCGACGGCGCGAGTCAGGCAGTCCACAGCCCAGCCGTGCGTGATGGCTGGTGCCTGCAGTTCAGGCGCAAGGGAGTTCACTGATGGATCCCAAGCTCCTGCTCCTGCATCAGGCCGCTGACCTGGTGCGCCAGCACGGCGGCGTGCGGCCTGCGTCCCGCGCATCCGGCATCAACTACAACACCCTGCGCCGGCGCGTCGACAATGCGCTCAAGCTGGGCATCCTGACCGATATCGAGCCCAAGCGCCGCGTCATCATCCTCGCGGGCAAGCGTGTCCTCCACATTCCCGACCTGCATTGCCCCTTCGCGCACCGCGATGCCTTCGACTTCATCGAGGCGGTCTGCGACAAGCATGAGCCCGACGAGATCGTGCTGTCGGGCGATGAACTGGACCAGCACGGCATCGGCGACTACGCCCACGATCCAGACGGCTACAGCCCGGGGCAGGAGCTTGCCGCCGGCCTGCGCCAGCTCCGCGCGCTGTACGCCATGTTCCCCGCGGCGAAGGTATGCACCAGCAACCACGGATCCCGGCCCTTCAGGCGCGCGTTCAGCGCCGGCCTGCCGTCTGCCTACCTGAAGGCCTATCACGAGTTCATGGGCGCGCCAGAGGGCTGGGAATGGGCTGACGAATGGATCATCGACGGGGTGCGCTACACCCACGGCGAAGAGGCCACCGGCGCGAACGGCGCGCTCGCGCTGGCCATGCGGATGGGGATGTCGCAGGCGGTCGGCCACTGGCACGGCAATGCCGGCGCCAGCTTCTTCCACAACGGCCGGCAGACCGTGTTCGGCCTGTATTCCGGATGCCTGATCGATGCAGAGGCCTATGCGTTCCGCTACGGCCGCGCGGCCAAGCTCAAGCCGGTTCTGGGTGTCTCCATCATCGAGGGCGGCACCGTGCCGAGCTTCATCACGATGGAGCTGGATGCAAAGAAACGATGGACGGGGAAGCTATGAGCGACGAGGCAGACCGCGCAGATGACATCATCGAGCGCAAGCAGGCAGAAGGCCTCGAGCAGGCTCGTCTGGGTAATGCGATGCAGGCGCTGCGGGAAGAACGGCACAAGGGGCCATGCTTCTGCGGGGAGGTGATGGGGAGGCGATTCTGCGGCCCGGAGTGCCGGGATGATTTCGAGCGCGAGCAGCGCGCTAGGAGGAGACACTGTTAGCCACCATACCTGTTGCACTAATGGTAAAAAAGGCGGTGGACTAAAAGTGATTGTTTCCCGTCAAAGTAATCGAAAAACGCCTCTATACGATCAACTGCAGAAACAAAAACGTACTTAACGAAGGAGGAGATATGGCCATAAAACTGAGGATGGAAGATGCGGAGTCGGCTGGGTTTGCAAGGGCTACTGCAGAACAAGTCAGTGAGAGCAGGGCTCTACCTGGAGGCATCCATCTTGAAGGCTTTCAGGATGGCGATGTTTGCTATATAGGACCATGTCGTCCGCACATTTCATTGCGGCTGGTCTGCTACTACCGCTCCGACGTCGGATGTCAGGTTTGCTATCTTGAGCCCGATTCCTCTTGTGGCCCGACTTAAGCGTCAGCGAGCCGAGCGCCAGTAGCGCGCCAAGGCCAGGAATATTCAGCCGTAGATGATGTGGAAGATCCGGTCGATTGCCCGATTGCATTCATCGAGGACTTTTTGTTCCGCCGGGGTATAGACGTAACGGTCCTCAGTTCTACCGTCCGGATGCTGAATCACCATGATCTTCGCCGCGAGAGTGATCTTCACCATGGTCCGCCTGTAGGGAAGGACAGCCCGCTCGTATTCAGCGGCCAGCGCGGCGCATTCTTCTATGCTTCGACGCTTCGCGTCATTTGCTTGCAATGCCACGGCATAGTCCTCTCACCAAAAGCCTTAACCCCCCGCTCGCGTCGCTCGCTGTGTGTTTCTTTCTTTCGGCGCCACCGGTTGCCTCCGGTTGCATACTGGAGAAAGAACATCTTACACCCGATTTTCGAGGTTCAAAAAAAACGAGTTGACCCCGAAAGATCAACTCGTTGATTTGATTGCGAAATACGACTCGGATTCAATACCCTCGAGGTACTTGACAAGGTTTTTGTCCCGATTACACAAACCGGAGCAGGTAAGTCCACAGGATCAGGGACAGCGGGCACAGGAAACACAGCACCGCAGCGGCCACGCTGAGTGCCTGTTCGAAGAGGTCATCCTTGCGGATGAAGCGCCAGAATCCGTAGATCCCGGCCACGAAAAAGACCGCCAGGATCACGGCACCCATCAAGGATTCTCCATCGTGCTGATGATGTCATCGAGCTCCTCGTCCATGCCTTCGGGCGTACCCTTGTTGCCCCTGTGCGTGGAGTGCGTCACGCGGCCGGCATCCTCGTTGATGTGGCTGATGACGAAGCTCCAGCTCGTGTTGATGGACCAGTCGCGCAGCGCGCGGTAGCGCTTGGCCTCCTGCTTCTCCTTGGCGGACTGCGCAGGCACCATGGCCTGATGATAGGTCGAGCCGCTGATGTGCTGTTCAACGAAAGGGCCACCGAGCGGCTCCCATCCTTTCGCAATGGCCTGCTTCACCTTCGCGGCGAGGTCGGTGGTCACCGATGCTGTGAGGATCTGGTAATCGTTCATGGTGCGTTCCTTACGCGCCCATCAGGGCGAAATAGACGGACAGGGAAGACGGGAGGCCGTGACGGTCGTAGGCCTCGAATGCGACGTCGAGCATGGCGTCCTGAAACGCCGGATCGAAGTCCAAGACGGAAAAGGCGTGGCTGATGTAGCCGATGTCCTTCAGGCCTTCGGCTCGGGCCTCGATGTAGACGGAGCGGGTGCGGATGCCGTCCATCTCACTTCTCCGATGCATGGATGAAGCCGAGCGTGCAGGCGGCGGACATGACGCGCTGGGGCTCCTGACCGGCCAGCATGCCGAGGTAATGGTCTTTCGAGTTGCGGGCATAGTCGCCGAGCTTCAGGCCGAGGTGGCGAGCGATCGATACCAGCTCGCGCTTGCTGAAGCGGTTCAAGGTGCGTTTGGTCATGATGGTTCTCCAGTGAGGCGCCACGAGGGCGCCAGGTTGAATTCAGAAGCTCGGATCGTTGTATGCGTCACGCGCGCCGATGTGCAGACCACAGCCGCCGGTTTTCTTCCAGCGCTTGGTCTCTGAGTCGAAGCGGATCTCGGACCAGCGGCCGTCGTTCTCGCGACGGAAATAGCGCTTGCTGCCGCGGACGTTGGTCTTGAACTCCCAGGACTGGGACTCGGACAGCCCGTTGCCATCGGTGCGTCGGCATTCATCGTCGCGGGTCTCAATGCAGACGGATTTGCCGACGCTGAACACGCGGAAGATCGTGCCGGCGCTGCGATCGGTCCAATGCAGGAACGTCACGCCCATACCGACAGCAGGCTCGGGTTGGCCGATCACGGCACGCGATTGCAGATGGTTCACCAGGGATGCGGTTTGAGTGCCTAGCTTCATGATTTCCTCCTTACGAGAGCGAAAGGGCGATGAACATGGCGGCGCCGATAATCAGGCCGCAGAAGACGCCAGAGGCGAGCAGGTAGACGGTGTTTTTCATTGGACGCGCTCCAGTTCATTGGCCAGCCGATATCCCGCGCGCAGCAGACCGTTGCCAGAGTGGATCCAGCGCTTGCCCACCTTCTCGAAGCTCGAGAACTGCTCGCCGCGCTCGAAGACCACGAGCGTCGCGCCGGCTTTCTCGTCCTCGCGCAGGAGCTTGCGCAGGGTGGCCACGCTTGGCGCGCGGTCGCCGAATTCATGAAATTTCGTCGGCATGGTTTTTCTCCGTAGTTGTCCGATGCAAGGCGCATCCAGATGCCGACGCCAGGCCGGCATGCGGCTGCGTCTTACGCTGCGAGAGAGGCTTTAATGCCGGTGATGTCTTCCAGGGTCTGCCGGCCTTTGGTCTTGGACGGCATCATCATTACCTGGCCCGTCTGGCGCTCCAGGCGCACATACTCGGCATAGAGGGCCGGATTAAGCCTGGCGGCGGTCGTGAGATCCGCCTTGCTGGCCATGATGCAGAAGCAGCAGGACAGGCGAGTCATGCCCGCGGCATAGGCCCAGTGCGGCTTCTGGCCCGCTGCAGCGATCTCGGCAAACACTTCTTCGACGGTCCACTCATGAATCGGGAGCCATTCGTACCAAGTGCGGCCGGCTTTGCTATTCCTGGCGGAGAGCTTGAATGTCTCGAGCTTGGCGCGACTGCTCGATTCCTGGGCACGCATACCCATGCAATTCACGATGAGCTTGCAACCTAATCCGCGGATCGTGCGCTCGATAGGGCCGCGCTTGAGATCGCTAGTGCATTGGCGATGCTTCGGGCTCGGAAACATGCCGCGCTCTTCGATCATCTGCAGCAAGTTGCGCCGGGAGCGGCAGGTATGCACAGGAATGCCGAGAGTGGTAGCACGGACATGCTCCTCGACGCCTTCCCATTCGACGCGTGGCAGGACCGCATGCACCACGACAATCTGATTCCTGGGCACATGCTTATGGATGAAATGGAACATTGCCTGGCTATCTTTGCCACCTGAGTGATTCACCACGAACGTGGCGCCGGCATCGATCAGATTCTTAATTTCCTGCGGGATGGTTTTCATGGTTTTCCTCCTTGCTTGTCAGTGGGTCCACAGAGGCGGACGGAATCCGCCTGAATTGACGCACTGTATTTATAAATGATTCAGTAATGTATTAAATGAGGGCAACAATAGGCACGAAGCGGTTTTTCAGGCTTCCATGCACGACGATTACGGGATCGGCTTTCCTTGTGCCCACTCCACCGGAGCAGGCGCCGCAGGTATCGCAGGTTTTGCGCTTGCCGGCTTCGGCGCTGGCAGGGCAGACGAATTCGCCGGCCATCGTGTTTTCCGATTCGTGGCGGACGCGGAAAGTGCGGAATCCGCGCGCTTTGGCTTCCATGCGTTCCATGGCGTTATCGGCGGATGCCATGCACCATTGCATAACGTGATCCGCTTTACCGTCCGCCCATTGATGGGAATATCCGAGATTGCCGGCGGCATGCTGCAGCAGCTCCGCCCAGACATAGGCAGGGACAGCGGCCGGATCGCCATAAGTGCCAAGCCGAACGACGCGGCCAGCGGCCAGCTCGGATGCTTTCGCGAGATCGGCAGGATAAATGCCACGGTTCACGCCATCGGCGACGGCGCGCGGCCCTTGGCCGAGGTTCACATAGCAGGATCCGCCCTTGCCGCGGCGATGCTTGCAAGTGCCACAGATAGCAGCATCGGCCAGCGCTTTGACGTTCGCGATGGGAGATTGGCCATTGTCGACAAGAATGTAGGTTTGCACGACATTGCCGGTCTTCGCATTCGATGACTTTTTCGTGATGGCAACGACTACAATGGGCTCCTTGTTGAGCAGGGACGCGCCGCGATAGATGATGTATCCGGATGCGGTTTTTGCTTGAGTGGCCATGGTTTTTCTCCTTAGTTGTGGACTGTCGCGCCAGCACTAAACTCGCTTTGTTGCTGCGGTTTCGTGCTGCGTTGAATACAGATTAGTATTCATGAAAAATACAGTCAAGGATTATTTTCAAA